CGAAAAACCCGTGTGCCAACTCGTTTTGTACGGATTTGCTCAAACGGAGGCTTTAGGGGGTGGCTGATCTGGTGGCTGAGGGCGCGGCTTTGTATGAACTTGCAAAGGCTGACGCTGAGTATGCGCGCCGGGTTTGGGTTGAGGCGGAGTCGCCGTTGATGTTGGATGCTGGTCATGGTGGGGTTCATCCGTTGCGGAAGGCGTTGGTGGAGGCTGATGATCGGGTTGCTCGGCGGGCGAAGGATCTTGCTGGGTTGACTTTGCGTCGGGCGCGGCCGGGTCGGCCTCCTGGTGCGGCGTCGGCGGAGGATCGGCAGCCGCGTGAGCCGATCAAGTTGAAGGCTGTTCGTTGATCGCGAAGCCGGTGTTGCGTGAGGATGCGTGGGAGGATTATGCGGTTGGTACGCGGGGCGATCATTTCGCGTGGTGGGCTGCAGGGAACTTGAAACTCGGTCAGAGCCAATGGGCCGGCACGAATCTGGTGCTCGAGCCGTCGTGGCAGGCGCCGATCATGCTCGAGGCGTTGGCGGTGGATGCGGAGATGTTGCCGTATTGGCGGACGGTGGTGTTGGTGGTGCCGCGGAAGAACGCGAAGACGGCGACGCTTGGCGCGTACGCGTTGTACTCGCTGGTGACTGGCACCGGGGATCCCGAGATCTTGCTGGCGGCGGGCTCGGATAAGCAGGCCGGCAGGCTCTTTCGCACTTGCACGGGGTTCGTCCGTCGCAGCCAGGCGCTCCGCGACGAGCTTGTGTTGCGTGAGTACATCGGTGAGGTGGCGCGGGCGGATGGCGAGGGTCGGATTGAGCGGCTTTCGTCGGAGGGGCAGACGCAGCATGGTGCGAACCCGTCGCTTGTGGTGATTGACGAGCTAGCGTGGTGGCGCACTCCCACGCTGCGCCGTTCGTGGGCGGCGCTCACCACCGCGGATGGCGCCAGGAACGATACGCAGGTCTTCGCGATTACGACGGAGGGAGAAGCCAATGGTCGGTCGGAGTCAATACTCGGTGAACTCGTCGACGGTAACGAAGCCATGGGAGACGTCGAGAGGATGGACGGGGTTACCATCTCCCGTGATCACGATTCGCGCCAGCTCGTGTATCGGTTCCATGCCGTCAACGCGCGGACTGCTGACCCTCGTCCGTTGAGGAATGCGCGGGCGAAGCAGAAGTCGGAGCCGAGCAGCGAGGTTGACGCGCTGGTGGAGTCACTCGAGCAGGAGTTACTCGAGTCGGTGATGCCGGCGAATGTCGCGTCGTGGATCACGGAGGATTACATCCTTGGTCAGGCGCGGTCGGCGAAGGTGATGCCGTACGATTTTTTGCAGCTTCACGCCTGCGTCGCGGCTGAGGCTCGTGACGTGTGGATCGCGGCGGATCGTTGGGAGGCGTGCGCGTGTCCCGGCCTCTCCGTGCCTCCTGGCGCGAGCGTGTGCCTCGCGGTGGACGCTTCGTATTCGCATGACACGACGGCGGTGGCGTGGGCGTGGAGCCTCGACGACGACCGGACTGGCGTTGGCGTGAAGGTGTGGGCTGCGCGTGAGGATGCGCCGGCGCACGAGTACCAGTCGGGTGGCGTGATCCGCATGGAGCCGATCAAGGATTGGATCATCAGCTTCTGTGCGCGGCATGAGGTGCGGGAGATCGCGTTTGACCCCGCGTACTTCCGCGAGACGGCGGAGTCGCTGAGCGATATGGGCTTGCCAATGCTTAGGATGGATCAGCAGACGACGGCGATGCGTGACGCGGAGCAGGTCTTTCATGACAGCGTGGTGGAGCAGCAGGTGGCGCATGACGGCGACGAGGTCTTGCGGCGGCATGTCGCGTCGGTGGTCGCGAGCCGGCGGCCGAATGGGGCGTGGCGGATCCGCCCGATTGACCAGGTCGGCGCGATTGACGGCGTGGTGGCGATGATCATGGCTGTAGACAGGGCGCAGCGGACGGCGCGGAAGAGCGAAGCGATGGTCGCGTTCTTGTGAGGCGCGTGCTGGCTGGCCTGCTTGTGATGCTGGGGTTGCTAGCCGCGTTTACCGCGCTCTACCTCGACGTCCTCGCCGCCGTGTTGATGCTGCTCGGCTTGCCGGTGTTCGCGTATGGCCTAGCCGGGTACGACGTCGACAAGACGAAGCCGGTCGATGATGGGAGCGGCTGGTAGCACTGGGCACGTTGATCTCCACCATCCGCCGTGGTCGCACGGGGGAACGCTCCGCGCTGCCCGACATCACGCTGTCGGACTGGCTCGCGATGTTCAAGTTCGACGGGTTGAACTACAACGTGATGCAGACCGCGACGCTCGGCGGCAGGGAGCGCGACATCTCGCCGGACTTCGAGGGGTACGCGTCTGCCGCGTACAGGCAGAACGGCGTCGTCTTCGCGTGCATGCTCTCGCGGATGATGCTGTTCTCGCAGGGCCGCTTCCAGTACCAGGACATGTCGACTGGCCGGCCAGGGAAGCTGTTTGGCACCAACGACTTGGCGATCCTTGAGAAGCCGTGGGGCGGCGCGTCGACGACTGGTGATCTGCTCGCCCGGGCGATTCAGGATGTCGACTTGGCTGGGAACTTCTACGCGGTCGCTGATCGCGGCGTCGTCCGCCGCTTGCCGCCGCATTATGTGACGATCATCCTCGGATCGCAGCGCGAGCCGAACGACCCGAGCCTCGCGTGGGATGCCGACATCATCGGGTACGAGTACGCGCCGAGGCGTGGCTCTGACGTGAAGGTGTTCCGCAGGGAGGAAGTCGCGCACTTCGCTCCGATCCCCGACCCCTTGGCGCGGTTCCGCGGCATGTCGTGGCTCACACCGGTGCTACGGGAGATCGTGGCGGATAACGCGATGACTGCGCACCAGCGGAAGTACTTCGAGCAGGGCGCGACACCGAACATCGTCGTCACCATCCCCGAAGAGTTGAGCGACACCAGCTTCGCCCGGTGGCAGAAGCTCTTCAAGTCGCAGTCTGAGGGCGTCGCGAACGCGTACAAGACGATGATCCTGACCGCAGGCGCGACACCGCACGTCGTCGGTGCGCAACTCGAGGACTTCAAGACGGTAAAGGGTCACGGCGAGACGCGCATCGCCGCCGCGAGTGGTATCCACCCTGTCATCATCGGCCTGTCGGAGGGCTTGCAGGGATCGTCGCTGAACGCCGGCAACTTCTCGGCCGCCAGGCGCGTCACTGCGGACCGGACGCTCGACTGGCTCTGGGAGAGTGTCGGCGCCTCGTTCGAGCCATTGGTCGCGTCGCAGACGAACGCCAGGCTCACGATCGACCGCCGCGACATCCCGTTCCTGCGTGAGGACGCGAAGGACGCGGCGGAGATCCAGGCGACGCAGGCGAACACGATCCACACCTACATCGCAGCCGGATTCGAGCCTTCATCGGTGGTCGCCGCTGTGGATGCGAACGACCGCGCGCTCCTCGCCCACACCGGCCTCTACTCGGTGCAACTGCAGCCCGCCGGGAGCATCACGGAGGGCAAGGGCTCGGTCGTGCAGGGCGTCCCAATCCAGAAGGGCGCATCCCAACCAGCATTGCCGCCCGGCACACCCACGAAGCCAAGCAAGGCAGCGAGCGCAGACCCGTTCGCTGATCTCACACGTGACGTACTCGAACCATTCACAGGAGGCAGCACCGATGACCGATGAGACTGTGGCAGCCGCGCTGCCACGCAAGAACCTGTACCGCGCATGCTTCCCCGCCGTTGAGATGCGCGGCGACTTCGGCACCGAGACACCGCCGATCCTCGCCGGTCACTTCTCGGTCTTCAACCAGCCGACCGAGATCAACAGCATGCGCGAGGGGAACTTCATGGAGACGATCGCGCCCGGCGCGTTCACGAAGTCGTTCCGAGACGAGCATCGCGGACAGATCAAAGCGCTCTTCCAGCATGGCCGCGACCCGCAGGTTGGTGACAAGCCGCTCGGGACGATCCAGGATCTCCGCGAGGATGACATCGGCGCGTACTACGAAGTCGAGATGTTCGACACGTCGTACAACCGTGACCTCCTGCCGGGCCTGCGGGCTGGCGTGTATGGCGCGTCGTTCCGGTTCCAGGTGAATCGCGAGTCGGTGAACAAGAATCCGGGCGAGTCGGCGGCGAATCCGCGTGGTATCCCGGAGCGTGTCGTCCGTGAGGCGCACGTGATGGAGATGGGACCGGTCACGTGGGGCGCCTATGCCAACGCTACTGCTGGTATCCGCTCGCTGACCGACACGATCCACGACGTCGACGCCCTCGCGTATGCGGGTGCGATCATCCTTGACGACGAGCGGATGAACCAGTCACGGATCTTCGTCAGCCGCGGCATCACCGAAGACGCGCCGGCCGAAGCGGATGATGCGAGACGGGAGACCGCTGACAGGCTCCGAGTCGTCATCGCTGAGGCTAGGGCTATGACGGATGCCGAGCCCGCGGTGATGCTCGACGGTGACACCTGCGAGGCGCTCGGATCGCTGATCGAGGTGTGTGAGTCGGCGCTCGAGGCGATGGAATCGCTGATGGGCATCGACGACGACACCGGCCCGGACGCGGATGACCAGATGCAGATGAATAGCGCGCCGATGGATACGCTAGAATCAGCGGCGCAGGACGCACCTCCCGATGGCGCAGCGACTTCACTGTCGCACCCCATTCATGGACGCAGCGGATCAGAGCACGTCACCCCCAGTGACGCGCCCCTCTACGGAACACGGAAGGACGAGCCATCATGGCTACTGCAGTGAACGTCGACGAGCGCAGAGCGCGCGTCACGGAAATCACCGCGCGCCTAAACGAGATGAACGAGGAATACTCGAACGCTCGCATGGGCGACGAGGCGAAGCAGGAGTGGAATGACCTGCACGCCGAGCGGGAGGACCACGAAGCAACGATCAAGGAGATCGAGGAGCGCACCGCGACGCTCACCGATCTCGCGAAGAAGCAGGAGTCGCGCGAGAGTGGCGCGGGCTTCTACACCAGCGCGGCGAAGTCGGAGCGTGACATCTACGACCTCGTGTCGTATCGGCAGGAGTCAAAGGACGACGAGCACCTCAGCCAGCTCTACCGAGATGGCGCGAAGCGGGCGATCGAGTCCAGCACGTTCGCCAGCAAGAGCCGCGAGGACGCGCAGACGCACGTCGAACGGCTCATGGAGAACGCGCAGAACGAGCACAAGACCGGTGAGATCGCGAAGCTCGTCCTCACGACCGGCTCGCCGGTGTACAAACGCGCATTCTCGAAGCTCGCGCAGGTCGGTTTCGTCCGTGAGGGCGCGAACCTGACCACCGAGGAGCGGACAGCCCTCGCGATCGGCGCTACGACAACCGGCGCGTTCGCTATCCCCTACACGCTCGACCCGACCGTGATCCCCTCAGACAACTTCTCGGTCAACCCGTTCCGTGCCATCTCGCGGAACGTGACGATGACCGGCTCGTCGATCTGGCAGGGAGTCAGCTCGGCCGGCATCACGGCATCGTTCGACCTGGAAGCCGCCGAGGTCTCTGACGACAGCCCGACGCTCGCACAGCCGACCGCGACACTGCGGATGGCCCGCGCGTTCGTTCGGTTCTCGATGGAAGTCGCAGACGACTGGAGTGGAATGCAGGCCGACCTCGGCCGGCTCCTGTCGGACGCGAAGAACAACCTCGAAGGATCAGAGTTCACCCTCGGGTCGGGCACGGCTCCGCACCCGTTGGGGATCCTTGAGACGGCGAACACGTCGGGTATCGGTACCGCCGCGTTCGTCTTCACAGCGTCGACCGCGGCGTTCGTGGTCGGTGACGTGTATAAGCTCGAGACCGCGCTCGGACCCAGGTGGCGGCCCAACGCCACGTTCGTCGGCAACCGGGCGACCTATAACGCGATCCGACAGTTCGACACGGCGGGTGGCGCGTCCTTGTTCATCCAGAACCTGCGCGGCGGCCTGTCTAACCAGGTACCCACTCCTGGCGGCCTGTCGACGGAACTGCTCGGCTACCCGACGTACGAGGACAGCTTCATGTCCAGCACGTACGCGACGACCGGCCAGCTCAGCCTCTTGCTGGGCGACTTCAGCCAGTTCGTGATCATCGACGGCGTAGGCATGACCGTCGAACCCGTACCGATCATGTTCCACACCAGTAATAACCTCCCTTCAGGGGAACGGGGCTTGTTCTGTCGGTGGCGAACCGGGTCTACAGTCGCTGCACCGCTTGCATTCCGAGTTCTCAAAGTAACTTAAATGCAAGCCTAATTATAACAAACAGGGCCGGGGTGCAATGACCGCCCCGGCCCCTACACCACGAACGCTGGAGGTTCACGGTGCAAGCCAAGGATACAGCCATAGCTCGGCAGTGCCTTCGTTGTGGAAATCCCTTCACACCTAGACAAGGCGGCAAACCCCAGATGTATTGCAGCAGTTGGTGCCAGAAGCACCGATCGCATGCCAAACCACGGATCTGCGCGCGATGTGGAGATGAGTTTCCCGCTCCCGTCAATGGCATCGGCACTTGGTGCCAGCCGTGTCGCAAGAAGGGCTGCATAGTGGAGGGTTGCGGTGGCGCCCTTCGGAGCATCCCGTACTGCGAGATGCATCAGCATCGTGTGGATCGATATGGGGATCCTGGCGAACCTGGTCGGCGCCATCGCAAACCCGGAACCGGAACTATCAAATCCGGCTACCTCTATCGCCGCACAGCGACCGATGATCGATTCATCGCTGAGCATCGTCGTGTGATGGAGCGCGAGCTTGGCCGGCCGCTTCATGAGTGGGAGACGGTTCACCACCTCAACGGGATCCGGACGGATAACCGCCCTGAGAATCTTGAGTTGTGGATGGGTCGGCATGGGCCTGGTCAGCGGATCGAGGACATCGTGCGGTTCGTGGCTGAGAACTATCCGGAGGCTGTGCTGGCTGAGTTGGAGCGGCGGCCTCAGTTGCAGTTGATCGCGGGAGGCGAGTGATGGCGAATAAGGTTTATGTGGCGAAGGAGACGATCCACGTTCAGACGAAGGACGGAGCGGTCGTGATCCACAAGGGTGAGCGCCTGCGTGAGGGTCACCCGTATATGCGGGGCCGTGAGGAGTTCTTCTCGGTGCCTGATACGGATGTGATGTATGACGTGGAGGCTGCGACCGCGGCGCCGGGTGAGAGGCGCGGCGCGAAGCCGTGAGGATCTTGTGGCACTCTAACTCGCCGCTCACAGCGAGCGGGTACGGCGTGCAGACGAACCTCGCCGTGAGCCGGTTGCAGGGCGAGCACCAGTTCGCGATCAGTTGTAACTATGGGCAGGAGGGATTCGCGAGCGCATTCCAGACGCCGGGTGGTGACGTCGCGATCCTCCCCAAGGATCCGCGTGTCGACGATCACGGCGAGGGGATCGTCCCTTTCCACGCTGACGCGTTCCAGTCCGACGCGGTCCTGACGCACTACGACGCGTGGGTATTTGACCCAGTGAAGCTGCGCTATCCGTGGGTGCCGTGGTACCCGGTTGATTGTGAGGACGTGCCGGTGCCGATCTCTTCTCGGATTCAGCATGCGGTGATGCGGATCACGCAGACGCGGCACGGCGTGGATCGCACCCAGCGCTGCGGTCTTGACGCGGAGTATGTGCCGGCGGCGTTCGACGGTGCTGCGTACTGTCGGCGGGATCGTGACCAGGCGCGTGAACACTTGGGGGCGAAGGACAAGTTCTTGGTGGCGTGTGTCGCCGCTAATACGGGGCATCCTGGGTCTCCGTCGCGGAAGTCGTACCCGCAGATCTTTGAGGCGTTCGCCTTGTTCTTGAAGCACACGCCGGACGCGGTGCTCTATGTGCATGCGCATCAGCATGGTCAACTCGATCTCGGCCAACTCGCGCAGCACTACGGTATCGAGGAGAGCATCATCAGCGCGCTTCCCTACTACCTTGCGACGGGGGCGTATACGTCGGAGTACATGGCTGGGATCTACTCGGCCGCTGACGTGCTCTTATCGCCGTCGATGGGTGAGGGCTTCGGCGTGCCGATCGTCGAGGCGCAGGCATGTGGCACGCCAGTCATCACCGGTGATTGGACGGCGATGTCGGAGATCACGCGTACTGGCGTCGCGATTCCGAAAGAGGACGCGATGCCGTATCCGATCGTCACGTATGGGACGATGTACCTGCCGAGGCCTGAGGCGATCCGCGACGCTCTGATCGAGGCGACTGGCTGGTCGCACGACCCGGATGTCGTGGCGGCGGCGGTGCAGGAGTATGAGATCGAGAATGTCGTCGCTGAGAATTGGCGGCCAGCCTTGGCGATGCTCGAGAACCGGCTGCAGCGGCCTGTCAACGCGCCGGGTCTGAACCGTGCTGAGCGGCGGCGCAGGGTGAAGCTCGCTGATAAGCAGGCCGTCGCGTGAGGGTCAGCATCGTTTTGCCGACGGTGGATGGTCGGGGCGCAATCTACGACAAGGTCGTCGCCGCCTATGGCGCGACCCGGCCAACAGGCTGGGAGTTTACGATCGACACGCCCGAGAACTACGCCACCGTCGGTGAGGCTTGGAATGCAGGCGCGGAGGACGCGTTGGACGCGGATTACGTGTTCTTCGCGATCGATGACGCCGTTCCGCACCATGGGTGGGCGCAGGTCGCGGCGCGGACGGTCGACGCTGGGTACATCCCCGCTCCTCGCCTCGAACTGCCCGATGGGTCGCTTGAGTCGTGCGGGTCGCTCGGATTTGGGAACCTCTTGCCCGAATGCGCGGACAGGACGCCCTGTCGCAGTTGTGGCCTGTTCTTCGTGAACCCCGACTGGATCAGCCAGGTCGGCGCGTTCCTGCCGACGCATTACGCGGTCGATGATGATTGGGCGTGGCGAGCTTCGCTGCATGACATCCGCGTGCTCTACCGCTCGGAGATGCGGTTCACGCACTACCACGAGCAGCGAGGCACGCTCGGCACGAGGGCGGCAGCGCCTGAGCACAACCGCGCCATGATCGACCACGCAGCGACCCTGACGCTCCCCGAGCGACTGGTGCCGGCATGAGAGTGCTCGTCACCGGGGGATTGGGCTTTATCGGCTCGACGATCACCGACGCCTTCTATGCGGAGGGGCATGACGTGATGGTCTGTGACAACCTCTCATCGAATGTGATCGGGTGGGATGAGTCGCCCGCAGCGTACTGGTACACGCAGGACGTAGCGGACTGTCTCGGGACGCTCGAATACCACCCTGATCTTGTGGTGCATTGTGCGAACCCGGTCGGTGCGGCTGGGATCATCCCGCTCAAGGGCAGGATCGCTGCTGAGACGGTGCGGACTACGAGTTCGGTCGTCGAGTACTGCGCGATGACGGGTGCGCGCCTCGTCTACATCTCGTCGAGCGAGGTCTATGGAAAGAGTGGCACCTACTCGGAGTCGGATGATCTCCGGGTCCCGGCCGCGCTATCGCCTCGCATCGAGTACGCGGTTGGGAAGGTCGCTGCGGAGGCGTGTGTGCGGCTCACACCCGGCCTCCGCAGCGTCACTCTCCGCCCGTTCAACGTCGCTGGCGCCCGTCAGCAGTCGGAGGGTGGCTTCGTGCTCCCCACGTTCTGCGAGCAGGCCGCGATGGGATGGCCGCTGACGGTCTACGGGGACGGCCAGCAACGCCGAGCCCTCACAGGGGTGGAGGACGTGGCAGCGTTCGTCCTAGGCCTCCGGGATGACCATTTCGATGGTCGTGTTGTGAACGTCGGCGCGCCCGCGAATGAGACCAGCATTATCGAGTTGGCTGAGCGTGTGCGGTTCCTCGCCGACTCGCCGAGCCAGATCGCGTACACGACCGGTCAGGCGGTGCATGGCGAGGACTACGCGGAGGCTGAGGGCGTCGTGAAGCTACCTGCTGTCGCGCTCGCGGAGCGTATGGGATGGGCACCAGTGTGGACGCTTGACCGCTTGATAGCGGACGCGCTCACGCATGTGCGAGGGAGGGTCGCCTAGTGGGTATCACGGAGTGGGTTGACCCGGGGACTGGGCAGCCGGTGCCTCACTGGGCTGGTGGTGACGGCGCTCCTGGTCCTCCGGGCGCTCAAGGCCCACAGGGGCCGCAGGGCGCGACCGGGCCACCCGGTCCGGCTGGTGTGCAGGGCGCGGCTGGAGCCGTCGGCGCGCAAGGACCGCAGGGCGACCCGGGTCCGGCTGGGCCTGCTGGTCCGCTCGGGCCGACGGGTATCGCCGGTCCCACCGGCGTGACCGGTCCGAAGGGCGACAAGGGCGACATCGGTAACACAGGTGCGGATGGCGCGGTGGGGCCGAAGGGCGACACTGGCACCCCTGGCGCGCAGGGGCCAGCGGGTACGACCGGCATCACGGGTCCTGCTGGTGGTATTGGACCGGCTGGGCCGACTGGCGCGCAGGGCGGTACCGGGCCGGTTGGTGCTACCGGACCCGCCGGTCCGACGGGGAATACTGGCGCGCAGGGAGTGAAGGGCGACACAGGACTGACTGGTGCGACAGGCCCAGCGGGTCCGACTGGGGCGACTGGTGGGATCGGACCGGCAGGGCCGACGGGGAATACTGGCGCGCAGGGCGCTCAGGGAGCGACCGGTAGCCAGGGTCCGCAGGGCATCCAGGGCGCGACCGGTGCGACTGGGCCAGCAGGGTTGGGCGCGTATGACTCGATCCTCCGCACGACCGCCGACCGCACAACGACGAACCTAACAGCGACTGATGTTCCTGACCTCATCGCGGCGCTGCTCGCGAACTCGACGTACGAGTTCGAAGCGCTCCTCCAAGCCGCGAGCTCGTCGACCGCTGGCTGCAAGTACTCAGTGAACTACAGCGCGTCCGGCGCGACCGCGTACGTGGTCTATGTGGGTGCTACGAGCGCGACCACGGCGGGGATGGCCGCGACGAACGCGCTCGCCACGCTCAGCGCGACCGCGTTCATCGCCGTCGCAGCGGACGCTGAGGTGTGGATCACGGGGCATGTGAAGACGGGCGCGAACGCGGGGAACCTGACGATCCAGCAGGCGAAGGTCACGTCGGGAACAGCGACCGTTCGTATCAACTCGGTGCTGAAAGTGAGGAAGATCGCATGACCCAGAATGGTGTGGCAGCGTGGGTTGACCCGGACGGGGATGGCGTAGCCGCTGCGACGCGGAACTCGGCGGGTGGCGGCGGCGCGTCGATCGGCACAGCGATCCCCTTAGTGGATGGGACTGGTAGCGCTGGTGTGGGCACAGCGGCGAGCGCCGTCGATCATATTCATCCGACGGACACGACTCGGGCACCACTCGCCAATCCGACGTTCACGGGTACGCCGGCGGGTCCGACAGCGGCGCAGGGCACGAACACGACGCAGCTCGCGACGACGGCGATGGTCCACTCGGAGGCTGCCCTGCTCGCGCCGCTGGCCTCGCCGACGTTCACTGGGACGGTGACGCTACCAGCGTCAACGGTAACGAGCAGCATGATCACAGACGCGACGATCGTCGACGCGGACGTCTCGGCGACCGCGGGGATCATCGCCTCGAAGACGTTTGACCGCGAGTACTACATGAACGGGAAGACGTTCATGCGGACGAATATGACGCGCGAAGCCGTCCGTGACGCTGGCGGCGCAGCACCAGCGACAGGTGTGATGATGAGCGTCCCACTCGTCCTATACAAGGGCGACGTCGTTACGAACGTGATCTTCGAGAGCGGAACGACCGCTCAGATCACACCGACGCACTGGGCATTCGCCCTGTACGACACGCAGGCGACACCCGCCTTGATCGCACAGACTACCGACCAGGGCACCGCTGTATGGGCCGCGACGACAGTGAAATCCTTCGCGCTGAACGCTCCCGGCCCATACACCGTCGTCACGAGCGGCGTCCACTGGGCGTCGGTCTGGGTCGCCGCGGCGACGGTGAACACGTTCCTCGGAGCGACACTCACCTCGAACGGCGCGACCGGAACCGCTAACCAGGTTCTGCTCTGCCAGACCAGCGGCAGCGCTCTCACAACGACGGCGCCAAGCACGATCACTGGTGGCACTGTCAAGAACGCCGTCCCCTATGCGAGAGTGACATAGGTGGCGCAGGCTCCCGGTATGCGGTACAGGGGCGCGTGGTCGTCCTCGGCGAGTTACCGCGCGCAGGACGTCGTCACCAGCGCGAGCATCCAGTACGTCGCGACAGCGTCGAGCCTGAACAAGATCCCACCGAACGCGTCGTTCTGGTCGGTGCTCGGCCTCGCCCCACCATCGACCACGTGGTATGTCGCGCAGACTGGTGGCAGCGACGCTGCGACCGGCGCGACCACGAGCACGCCGTGGAAGACGATCGCGAAGGTCAACACCGCGATCAGCGGCGGCACCATCAAGGCTGGTGACACCGTCCTGTTCAACCGCGGCGACGCGTGGCGCGAAGTCTTGCTCACCGTGACGATCGGCATCACGATCGGCGCGTACGGCGCCGGCGCGCCACCACTCCTCAGCGGCGGCACACTGGGAGCGAGTTGGACGTCGATCCCAACACCCGGGTCAGACCTGTTCACGAACGGGAACCTTGACGCGTGGACGAGTGGCCACCCCACGTCGTGGACGAATATCACCGCCGGCACGTCGACGATCACCCAGGAAAGCGTGATCGTGAACACGGGCGGCGGCTCGTCGGTGAAGATCGTCAACGACGCGTCCACGAGCGCCGGCGTCAGCCAGGTCGTCACGCTCGCCGGCGCGACGAGCTACAACCTCCAGGCGTACTACAAGACCGCTGGCCCTGCGAAGAGCCTCTCATTTCGCATCCAGATGCAGTCGGGCACGGACAACGCGAAGTATCTCCAACTCGACGGGACATGGTCGGCGAGCTTCTACCAGTTCGTCCTCACCCCCGCCGATGCGAACTGGACGCAGTTCCAGAAGATCTTCACAAGCCCCGCCGCGGGGACGTGCCTGATGCGCATCGCCGGGCTTGACAATAGCCAGACCGCGTACCTCGACGACGTGTCGATCAAGACATTCGGCGCAGTCGCGAACACGTATTCGACAACGGCGGTCACAGCAACGCCGACGCTCGTCGCCCGCGACGGGATCCTCATGACGCAGGGCACAGACCTGACGAACCTGAACGACCTCGAATGGGCATACAGCGGATCGACCTTGTATATCCGCGACAAGCTCGGCTCGCCGACGACGACCGGAGCCGTCATCGAAGCGTCGCAGCGATCGGTCGTCACGTTCAGCGCGATGAGCGGCGTAGGCGTGATCCAAGACCTCGACATCCGCTGCGGGTCAGATCGCAGCTGCTACGTCATCAACTGCCCAGGATTCGTCACAGTCCAGCGCTGCCACTTCCAGAACAACGGGTTCAACGGGAACAGCGGCACGCTGATCGGCGCGAACAACATCAACACCGTCAGCGGCGGCATGCGGATCACGCAGAACGTGTTCGAGCACAACAACAACGACGGCGTCTGGCTGCACAACTGCCCGAACGTCGAGATCGACCAGAACTGGATCACCCACACCCACGGCGTCCAATCCGACGGCATCCAGATCGAAGAGACCTTCTCAGGTCCGACATCGTCGAACGGCTTCTACATCCACGACAACTACATCAACCAGCTCGATATCGCGCCCGACCCGAAGGGCTGCATCATCATCAACAGCGTCGCCGCGTTCGGAACTGCGACGGGCAGGATCGCGCGGAACCACACGATCGGCGGGAACTTCGGGATCTCGGTCAGTTCGAGCGGAGTCACGGTCGAGGACAACACGATCGAGCAGCAAGGCACCGCGACGTGGGGTGGTGGAATCTACGGCGGCCAGGTCGCGTCTAACTGCATCATCCGCCGCAACATCATAAACCGCTGCGTGAACGGGATCAGCTTCCCCGGCGGCATCGGTAACCACTCGAACTGGACGATTCAGAAGAACACGATCACCAACTCGCTCCGCGCGAACGTCGACCTCGAAGACGCCGTGTCCGGCCGGTTTGATCACAACATCCTTTGGGGTGCCGCGCCGAGCGGTCAGATGATCGTGAAGAGCATCGTCAGCGGTAGCACCTATCTGAGTGATTACAACATCCTCGGCCCTGAGGGGACGGCGTTCATCAACTCGCTCGGCACCGCGTACAGCACGCTCGCCGCATACCAGAGCGCATCCTCTCAGGATGCGAACAGTTCGAAGACGCAGCTAACGGACACGGTCACCAACTCGATCTACGGCGCCGCGGATAGTGGCCCCGTCCCCTACGCGAAGGGATCGTGGTTGGCATGAGCACGACGATCACATCCTCATACAACGGGTCGCCGGCGCTGGGCGCGACGATCTTCGTGCAGATCCGCAACCCCGCAACCGGCGCCGTCCTCCTATCGCGGACGAACGGTGGGATCCGCGAAGACATCGCATCGAGCGGCTTCTACACGTGGCAGGGAACGATCAGCACAGACCTCGACTCGTACGAGGCGATCTGGGATGAGGCAGCCGCGTCGTACGCGGGGGAGATCGTCGTCCCCAGACCATCCGTGAACGTGACCGTCAACAGTCCGAACCCTGTTCCGGTACAGGGCGACGCGAATGGGGTCCTCAGTGGTCTCACGTTCCTGATCAAGCGTGGCGACACGAAGCCCTACCTACGACGCCAGTTGACCGATACTGGTGGGAACGCGATCGTCCTTGCTGGGACGGAGACGATCAAGTTCACGATGCGCGCGAGCACCGACGTCGCGATGACGGGGTCCGCGAAGATCCACGCGTCGGCGGTGATCATCGACGCTCCCACAGGCATCGTCGAATACCAGTGGACGACTGGTGATACGGACACGACGACGTACGCGGAGACGTCGACGCTAGGCCGGCCCACCGACACCCCGTACGCCGCCGAGTTCGAAGTGAACTTCGCGGACGGCACCGTCGAGACGTTCCCCCAGGGAACGTACATCGCCGTGTCGATCCCACCCGACCTTGACCCGGGCGTGACGCCATGAGCCTTTTTGCTGGTCAGCCGGCGCTCGGCACACCCGAAGCACCACTCGTGTCTGGTGATGACTTCGCGGAGTGGTTCTCGCTTGGTGATGGGACGCTCGCGTCGCTCCCCCAACTCGACCAGAACCGCGTCCAGACGGCGCTCGAGATCGCTAGCGCCGCGATCCGGAACAACCGGCGGATCTTCACGAGCGTCTCGAACGAGACCGTCGAGGTGGACGGGCACTGGTCAGACACGCTCTTGCTGCCGAAGAACAGGCTCCCTGTCACAGACGTGAGCCTCGTCGAACAACTGAGCGGCGCCGACTACGTCACCGTCGATCCCAGCGAGTATGACTGGTCAGCGGACGGGTACCTCACCCGCTGCTGGTCGTGGTGGACGGACCGGCCACGCGGCGTACGCGTCACGTACAGCCATGGCTACGACATCCTCCCCCGCGACGTCGCCGGTGTCTGCCTCGCCGCTGCGAAACGCGTCTACGACCAGCCCGACGGCGGCGGCGGCGTCCAGTCCGAGCAGCTCGGAGATCACCACGTCACGTACCTCGCGAACGCTGGCGTCCTCCTACCCGACGATGAGACGCTGCTCCGAGCGTATGAGGCGCGGGCATGAGCCTCGCATCGTTCATCAACACGCCCTGCACGATCATCCAACGCTCGGGTGACACAGTCGACGCGTATGGCGATCAGACGAAGACAGATACTGCGACCGCGAGTTTTTGCGAACTCCAGCCATCGGGCGCGCCGCGTGAAGATGAGGGTGGGAATATAGGCGTGACGACGTGGCGTCTCTACCTCGTCGGCCCTGTCGCGCTCAACGCGGACGACGCCGTCCAGGTCGACGGGGAGATGTACGAACTCGTCGGTGACGCTGAACAGCGCCGGAACTCGCGCACCGGGGATTACGACCACACGGTCGCGATCGTCAGGCGGGTGCGCGATGCCTAGCCGCTACGTCGAGGCGAAGGGCTGGCAGATCCGCGTCCTCAAAGACCCACTCGCGCGCGCCGCGATCCGGTATGCGGCCGCGTCGACATTGAAGTCGATCACCGCGAACACGCCGGTCGTCACGGGCGAGTACCAAGCGTATTGGGAGGAGAGCGCGAAGGTGCGGTCGTCTCAGTCTGCTGATTTCACGGCGAGTGCGAAGATCGTGACGGGCGACGCGATCTGGCACATCATCGAGTACGGCAGCGTGAACAACCCGCCGTACGCTCCGATGCGCCGCGGCGTCGAAGCGAACGGCCTCCGCTGGGCCGGATCATGACCGTCACGTTGATGCCTGATGTTGAGTACGTGCTCCGCGACTACCTGCTCGCCTCGGCTGACGTGACAGCTATCACGACGCAGATCCACAAGGCGCAACTCCCCGCCGGCGTCACGTGGCCCGCCGTGAAACTCACACGGATCACGGGGCAGGCGATCATCGAGACACCACAGACGTTCGACTCGAGCAGGGTTCAGGTGGATTGCTTCGGCGGTCCGCAGCGAACAGCGAACAGGCTCGCAGAGACGATCCGTGCGGTGGTGAACCAGATGGCGAACTACCAGCACGCGGACGGGACGATCACCTACGCGTATTCGGACCCGCCGATCTACCAGCCCGACACGACGATCACCGGCGACCAGGGCGGCCCAAAGCCGCGCTACATCGTTGATGTGACGATCACCAGCCGACCGCCAATCCCGGCGCCGGTTAGCCCTTAGGAGGGGAACAGCATGACGGTTGACAGCACGAAGGTAATCGTCCCCGGAGGGGCGACCTTGTACCTCGGCGCCACGGGTGCCACGTTGAGCGCGTTCAACGGCACCGCGTCGCCCGGTACGGCGTGGACGGACGCCGGCTACCTGACAGAGGATGGCGCGACGTTCGAACTCGCACGCACCACGCAGGACATCACCGTGTGGCAGTCGCTCGACCCGGTACGCAAGATCCAGCAGACGCTCACCAAGACCGTCTCGATGGTGTTGCGGGAGTGGTCGCCGACGAACCTCAAGTACGTCCTCGGCGGCGGCACAGTCACCGCCGGAACCGGCACCGCGGGTGGCACCGCGTACGGCACGTACGCGATGCCGTCACCGTCGGAGAACGCGTCGATCGCGGTCGTGCTTGACTGCCTCGACGGCTCGTACTCGACCAGGTTCTACTTCCCGTTGATGGTCGTAGGAGACAACGTCAGCATCCCCGTCAGCAGGAACGATTCGATGACGCTCCCGTTCTCTGTGACGTCGCTCGCGTCGGCGACGGCGACGTTGATCTACTCGAACGGGCCAGGCTGGACGTCTTAGGGCCAGAGTGCCCGGGCGATGGCGTAGATGATGAAGAGGAGCACAAGGCAGAAGAACGTTCCGTACACGATCCCAGTGATCGTCCGGCCAGTCTGGCTGATCTTCGCGCCGCTCTCTGTCATCCGATTCGCCATTGCGCGGACGAGAGTAGCAGGTTAGGAGACAGGCCACATGGGCGGGGCGGTGCAATCCCGCATAGCCCCGCCAAAACGAAGGGCGCCAATCCTGGCGCAGGAAGGCAAACATGGCAACGAAAGCGGTACCCAAGACGGTCAAGCGCCGCCTTGCGATCGTCGAGTACGAGGACGGCAAGGTCGAGGAGTACAACCTCGGCAAGCCGATCTACGAGTACGAGATCACGCAGGCCGGCATCAACGCGCTCGAGAGCAGCGACAGCGTCTTTTGGACGCTCTGGCTCGCAGCGGGCAAGCCCGGCGCGAATGGTGAACCGCTCAACGCTGAGAAGGATCGCCCCAAGATGGCGGCGTGGATCGCGACGCTCGCCGCGTACGAGTTTCCGGATGCCGAAGACGTCCCTCCTACGACACAGCGCGCAGCGTCGCGTACCTAACCAGGATGACACATATCCAGAAGTCGGATCTGCTCAGCGATCAGCACCTCTACGCAGCTGCGATCGAGCAGGCCGAGCGGGCGGAGTGGTCGATGCTCCACGAGTTGCTCGCGTTGAACGTGGAGACGGCTGACCGGGCTATTCGCCAGGCGATGGCGAACGCTGGAGTCAAGCAGGACAAGATCCCAGCCGCGCTCCGCATCCCACGGCCCGGAGTGAAGACAGAGTCCGACGCGATCGTGATGCGCCCGCACGAGTTCGGGAAAGTGATGGGTAGCCGCTAGTGGCGACTCTCGCTGGCCGAGCGTATATCGAGGTCGCGTATGACCCGACGTCGATCCAGAAGATGCGGAAGGATGTCGCGGCGGAGGGCCAGAGGGCTGGCTCATCCTTCGCTTCCTCGTTCGCGAAGAGTGGGCCAGCGCTCACACGCGTCGGGCACACGCTCACGCGGAGTCTCACGCTCCCGATCGGCCTCGCTGGGGCTGCTGCGACGAAGTACGCCTACGACTTCTCGCAGAGCCTAAACCACATCAGTGCATTGGTCGGTGTTGGTAGCAAGCAGATGGATCAGTACCGGTCGGCGATCCTGCAACTCGCCCCGGCTGTCGGTCAGGGTCCGACGCAACTTGCTGACGCGCTCTATTTCATCACATCGTCGGGGTACAAGGGAGCTGCGGCGCTGGATGTGCTCAAGGCGAGCGCGAAGGGAGCAGCGTCCGGTCTTGGTGACACGAAGACGATCGCCGACCTCGTCACCAGCGCGGTCACCGTGTACGGCGCGAAGAACCTGAGCGCTGCTCACGCGGTCGACGTGCTCACGCAAGCTGTGCGTGATGGTAAGGGCGAGCCGGCGCAGTACGCGACGGCATTGGGAAGGCTGATCCCAGTCGCCAACTCGATGGGCGTCTCGTTCGACCAGACGTCGGCCGCGGTCGCGTCGCTGACGCTCGCCGGGTTCTCGGTCGACAAGGCCGTGACCGGCATGCAGAGCGTCTTCACGAACCTCTCTAAACCGACCACGACTGGAGCTGCCGCCTTGCAGAAGGTCGGACTCTCCTACGCTGGGATTCGCAACGAGATCCAGAACAAGGGACTACTTCCAGCGCTGCTGGATATGAACAAGGCGTTCGACGGGAACCAGGTCGCGCTGCGACAGGTCTTCTCAAACGGGAAGGCGATCGTCCCATTCCTAGCGCTCACAGGTCAGGCCGCAGGGCGGACATCCAAGGTCTTCGGCGATCTCGCCAACAGCACCGGAGCTGCCAACAAGGCGTTTGAAACACAGTCGAAAACGACAGCGTTCCAAGTGCAGAAGGCGATGGCGCAGATCCAGACGTCTGCGGTGTCCTTGGGGAGCATCCTGCTTCCGATCTTCGCGAAGGTTATCGGCGTCCTCGCGCAAGCCGCTGGTGCGTTCGCGAAACTCCCGACAGGGATGCAGGAGGTTGCCGTTGGCGGAGCGGCGATCGCGTTCGCACTCGGACCAGTGCTCACAATCATGGGTAACCTAGTCAAGGTGACCGGACTCCTATCGAAGGGGTTCAGTGCGCTGGGTCCGTCCATCGGTAGCACGTCGCCGCCACTCGTCACCATGAGTGCGGATGCGGAGGGCGCAGCTAATTCTGCTGGACTGCTTTCGGCGAGCTTCCTCGGACCCGCTGGGATCGTTGCGGGCGGTCTCGCCGCGGTCGCCGTGTTCATCAAGGTGACGCATGGGCTAGGTGGTCAGAGTCACGCGATGGAGGATGCGACAGCCAAGGCTCAGACGTACGCACAGGCACTTCAGGGTATCCAGCCTGCCGAACTCGGCCTGAAAGAGGCCACGGCTGCACACGTCCAGTCGATCCAGGCGTACCACGCAGCGCAGCAGACCGTCAACCAGGATGTGAAGAATGGTTTGAAGGGCACGAAGCAGTATCGGGATGATCTTGTCGCGCAGCAGCAGGCTCAGTTCAACGTAACGGGAACGCTTTTGGCACAGCGGACAGCGCAGGGCCAGTTGAATGACGCGCAGACGAAGTCGCGATCTGCTTCTAAACTTGCGGCCGCTGGTATAGAGGAATTATCCCGCGATGCGCAGCAGGCGGCGCGGCATCAAAACGATCTGAACAATAGGTTCGGAGGGTTCATCGAGAAGGCTGGCGGGGCACGGCTCAAGTTGAGGCTACTGGCCGATCAGGCGAACGCGTTTAGCGGGAAGACGCTGACACTCGCGCAAACCCAGGAGGCGCTGGCGAAGAAACTCGGTGGAACGGGTACGGCGGCAGGGATAGCGCAGGGGAAGGTCGCCGCTATGAGCCTAGCCGCGAGCCAACTGACGGACAAGTTGGGCAAGGTCCCGACGGTGAAGCAGATCCTCATCTACTACAAACACAACTTGCAATCGCTGATCAACCAGGCGCTCCAACTTGGAGCGGCGATCGATCATCTCCAGTCGAAGCAGTTGAGCGTTACCACACAGTTCCGCACCTATCACACGCAAGGCGCACCCCATGCCGCTGGTGGCCCAGTCACTGCTGGCGTGACGTATCCGGTAGGCGAGCGCGGCATGGAACTCTTCACGCCTAGCGTGAACGGGACGATCATCCCGCACGAAAAGATGGCAAGCGGCGCATGGGGCGGAGGCGACACATACGTATTCATCGGTAACGAGGCGGTTGACTCGCACTTGGTGCGCGTCGTTCGCTCGGAGAATCAACGCACAGCCCGCTCGATTAGCGCGGGCAGGAAGTGGGCATCGGCATGACCTACAAACCATCCAGGAGCGCGCCGCTTGTCTACGAGGACGCGCAGATCAAGGTCTACCAGGACGCGACGTGGACACCCCAGGCCGACGACGCGGCTGGGTGGGTAGTCCACGCCGACGCCGTCGTCTACGCCGCCGACACTGGTGACACGCGCATCACGACAGCGTGGGGCCACAGCAAGGTGAGTCACGTGACCGGGCCGGATGGGACGCTCTACAAGATCCGCGACCTCGCAAAGACCGTGGTATCGCCATGAGTATCGACCCGATCACCTTCGCACCCTCAAGTGGCTGCTACCTGTTCGGTCGCTGCAACTTCGCGTCGGGTCCGGATGAGATCCTGAACTTCCAGCAGCGCGAGGCGGATATCGGCAGGAAGTTCGATGGGCATATGCGGTACTGGGCGTGGAACAGCGCTACCGACAAGATGGCGCCCTTCCAGTGGTCGTTCAACACGGATGGCGTGCCGATCGGCATCATCAGCTGGGGGTCGGGGTCGAACCCGGCGAACGTGATCGCGTTGATCAACCAGGGGAACTACGACACCGTCATCACGAACATGGCGAACAACCTAAAGACGCTGAATGGGAACATCATCTTGCGGATGTGGTGGGAGTTCTCGGGCGCGTCGAAGGAGTGGAATCCGCCCGCGAGTTACGGGGGGACGTGGGCCGAGTTCATCACCGCTTGGCGCCGCGTCCGTGGGATCTTCGACGCGCGTGGCGCGAGCACGACAGCGGGTGGGAACGTCGCGTTCTGCTGGTGCCCCCAATCCGAGTTGAACGGTGGCGCGGCGTCGTGGATGGGCACGACTGGGTGGCCCGGTTCGGACGTTGTCGAGTGGATCGGTTTTGACACGTACCCGAAGCAGGCCGGCGGGTACCGCGACCTGAGCAATATGCTCAACTATGGGCACGGCTTCTACAACTTCTACACGACGAACGACCTGTTCAAGAAGGGCGGCACCGGCGGGACGCAGATCCCACTCGGCGTGTGGGAGACAGGCATTCTTCCCCAGTCCGTCTACGGGTCGACCGGGTCGGGGACGACGCGGGAGCACTACTACACGCAGGCGCTCGCAGACCTCCAAGCCAGCTTTCCTCACTTGCAGGCGTATGAGTACTTCGACTCGGATACGCAGGGCATCGACTGGAAGGTCAACAGTGCGGGCACCGGCACGGATACGGGCGCGGCTGCCCTCGCCGCGTACGCCGCGTTCGGCGCCGACCCCTACATGAACCCTGCTGGTGGTGGCGGTGGCGGCCCGGGGACGGCGATCCCGACGATCAGCACGAGCGCCGCGTCGGGTGTGACTACGAGCGCGGCACAGTTGAACGGGCTGATCAACCCGAACAACGCGGCGACGACGTACAACTTCGAGTACGGCCTCACCACAAGCTACGGGACGTCGCTTGGGAACCAGGTGACGGGCGCGGGTGGCGCTCCGATCGCGGTCTCTGGAGCTGTCAGTGGACTCGCGCCGGCGACTCCGTACCACTTCCGCCTGAATGCGCACAACACCGCGGGCACAGCGACCCCGACAGCAGACCGCAGCTTCACGACTGACTCGGTCGCGTCTGGGTGGACGCCGCAATGGCAGCTCCCCACCCTCGGTCAGGGCACGATCGTCGGGCGTAGGACGGCGACGATGCAGGTACATACGACATGGACAACTGACGCGCAGGCACAGCAGGTCGCAGCGGAGTGCTGCTTCATCAGCGGCCCCTACTCGATGCCCCGCCTCGCCGTGATGATCGCAGCGAACCCCGACCTGATCTTCGCGCCCTACCTCAAGTCGATCCAGAACCCAGCGGGGTCGACTGACTTTGACTCGACCGGCACCAAGTACCCAGCGAAGTGGTACCAGCACTACATGGATGGGACGAAGGTGAAGCAGACCGGAGCGTTCCTGAACTGGCTGATGGAGACCGGTTCGTATACCGAGGCGCAGGCCGCTGCGACAGTCGCCGGCGCGTTGAGTACCGGGAATATCACAGCGTCGAGCTGGGCCGAGTACCATTTGAAGGACGCGTGTGCGGGTGTCGTGCAGACGAACGCGCTCGCCGCGCAGGCAGGGAGCCACCCGTTCCGTGGTCTCTGGTTCGACTCGGAGGGCACCTTCTCAGGCGACGCTGCTGGCGTCTTTGTCGGCACGAACCCCGGCAAGGATCCCCATCTCCTCACCGCGTACACGAAGCCGAACTGGCTCGCGATGGTCTACTACCTGAACCAGACCGCGCAGAACCAGACACCAGGCCTGCTCACCATCAACAATGAGCGGCTCTTCGTCGCCGCTAACGGCCTCGGCCCGACGACGACGAGCATCGCGCAGAACGTGGATATGGCGATGACGGAAGGCTGGTTCTTCAACGCTGCTGGCGGCGGCACGACGATCCAGACGAGCGCCGCAGCGTTCGAGACGCAGCTGCAGATGATGCTCGACTGCCAGAATCTCTTCAACACGTGCGCGGAGCCGCTCGAGTCGGGCATCGCGTCGTGGACTGCAGCACAGCAGACATTGGCGCGACGGTTCACGGCTGGCTGCAATCTCCTGGTGAATCGTGGCCTGATCACGTTCGAGTATGGGTCGACGAAGGGCGCCGGGCCGTGGCTCGAGACGGCGCTCGACCCGTCCTTGTACACGATGGATCTTGGCGCGCCGCTTACCGGTCAGTCTCCGACCGCGGCGAGCGGGCACCGCGTCGCAGTCGGCGCCAGCAACGGCCAAGCCTCGGCGACAGGCCTCTACGCGCGCCTCTACGACGGCGGCACCGTCCTCGTCAATATCACGAACGCTGCGATCAACTACAAGGCGTCCAAGACCTATACGCGGATCCCCGACCTGCAGGACACGTCGACGCCGACGACGACCGCGGGGAACCTGATCTCGGTACCCGCGGGCGCCGCGATGTTCCTCACCACGAGTGGCGGAACCGGTGGCACAGCGCCCAGCAACAGGCGGCTGCCAGAGGTGATCGGCACGCCCAGGGAGGGTCAGGAACTCTATCGAGACCAGGCCGCGTATACGGGGTCTCCCGCTCCGATCGTGACCGACCAGTGGCAGATATCGACGACCGGCACCTCGGCGTGGACGAACATTAGCGCGCAGACCGGCGTCAGCTACGACATCCCATTCGGCGCGGCCGGAACAGCGACTCTGGGTGGGACTATCGCAGTTGACGCGATGGGCGGCACCGTCGCCGCTGGCCTCGGCACCGCTACGACCGGTGGCGTCTGGGTCTACAACACTGGTGGTAGCGCCGACTTCGCGAAGGCTGGCGGGTTCGCGACATTCAGTCACCCCAGTGCGAATACGGGGCGAAACGCGAGCCTGAACATCAACGTCGCCGACTCGGATGCGAAGGTCGCATACACATTCCCAGGCACCGCTGCGGGCGGGAACATGCAAGCCACGCTCTGCGGCCGCTTCCAAGACACCAGCAACTACTACGGCACGAACCTCGTCTACAGCGCGACGACGGGGCACATCAGCGCGACGCTCGAGAAGGTCGTCGCTGGTACTGTGACGACGTTCGGGACGGCGTTTGACCTCGGAGCGTACACGCCCGGAGTCGCCTATAAGGTCGAACTTTCCTGCCTTGGGAACGTGATCAGTGGTGCCGCGTGGGTCGGCACAGCCTCCCAGCCAGGAACTCCATTCTGGACGGTCAACGACTCGGCATTCACAGCCGCGGGAGACGTCGCACTCCGATCGTACAGGGGCGCCGGGAATACGAACACGAGCCCCCAGACCAAGGCCGACCACCTGCTTGTGACGAGTGGTGGCGGAGCGGGTACGGCGGTTAGCCTCGTCGGTGAGTACCTCCGCGTCCAGGACACGGCGATCAACAGCGCCGGCACCGCTGTCGCGAACAGCGCCGCAGTCGGCCCGATCGTGGCAGGACTTCCGACCGATCCGATCTGGACGACACGGCCAGCAGCTATCAGCGGGACGCCACAAGAAGGGCAGACGGTCAGCTCGAACAACGGGAACGTCTCCTCCACGCCAGCAGTAGCGGTCACGTTCCAGTGGGAGACGAGCGCGACCGGCCTGCCAGGGTCATGGTCGGATATCAGCAGCGCGACGAGTTTCAACTACACGCTCCCCGTCGCGTCGGCTGGCACGTATGTGCGTCTCCGTGTGATCGCGACGAACGGGACCGTCACGACGACATCGCACAGCCCATTCATCGGCCCCATCACCGCTGGCACGGGCGGCTCGGCGCCTGTGAACACGACACTACCAGCGATCACCGGTAGCCCAGTCGCTGGGCAGACGTTGACGACGACGCAGGGCGTGTGGACGGGAGCGCAGGTCATCACGAACCAGTGGCGACGCAGCACGGATGGCGTCAACTTCACCGACATCGTCGGGCAGACCGGCCTGACGTACGCGGTGCAGACGGGTGACCAGGGCGCGTTGATTCGCGTCCGTGTCACCGCTACAGCGAGCGGTCAGAGCGCGACCGCCGTGTCGAACACCGTCGGCCCCGTCACCCTACCCACCAACTTCCCAGACCTCACATTGCAGGTGAACGTCGAGTGAGCTTTATCGACCTCGTCACCGAGCACGCCCGCGTCAGGATCACGGTCAGCGCGACGGAGGGCACATTGCTCACGATCACGCGGCAGCACCCATCCGGGCGGATCCTCCCCGTCCGCGGCATGAACCTCGTCCCACTCAGTGGTGGCGCGTTCGTCGGCTGGGACTACGAGATGCCCGTCGGCGTCCAAGTCACCTACACCGCCGCGGTCTACGACACGACCGACACGAACACGCCGCTCGACGTGAGCGACCCGGCGACGGTGACGTGGGACACTGCGTATGAGTGGTTGAAGGATCCGCTCGAGCCGATCCGCAACCTCCCCGTCCAGGTCGTCGATATGAGTGAGTACGACTACATCGCGCCGACCGGAGTGCATACCGTACTCGGCCGGCCCGATCCGATCACCGTCGGTGATATCCGCCAAGCAGCGACGGGCGCGCTTACCCTGTTCACCGAGGCGAAGGACGAACGCGAACGCCTCCACCTCCTCACCTCGAGCGGCCACGTCCTCCTGTTGCAGAGCACGCAGGAGTCGGGCGTCGGCAACATGTACATCGCACCCACCGGCACACTCAAGGAGTCCCGCGTCGTGAGCCTGCGTGACGAGCCGAGCCGGGTCTGGGAAATCGACTTTCAGGAAGTCGGGATTCCAGTCGGCGATTCGGCGGCCTTTGTCAGTTGGCAGGATGTCCTAGATCAATACAACACTTGGCAGGATGTCCTGCTCGGCTTCAACTCGTGGCTTGAGTTCGTCGAGTCGCTCGACAGTACCGCGGCACCGCCGATCCTGGTCTGGCGCGGCGCGTGATCAACTCGTCACCCGTATTCCAGGCTGCGCTTCGCGGCCCGCACGTCCTCGCCGCGAACGCGACCGCCTACCCACCAACCGGCGACCCAGTCTTCCTCCCAGTCGAAGACGGATCGGTCACCGTCGACCGTACCGCCGCGCAACGCCGCCAGTTGAGCCTGACGATCGCGGACGCGTCGTTCTACCCGCTTCTACCGACCGACCCGGTAAACGTGTACGGGACGGAGATCATCGTGGAGCGTGGCATCACGTTCGCGAACAACGCGACCGAGACACTCTTGATGGGCGTGTTCCGTGTCGACACGATCGAGCGTGCGCTGCCGGGTGGCGGCCTCGTCATCACCGGCACGGATCGCAGTTCGCAGATCGCGGACGCTAGGTTCACGCAGCCCCGTCACCTCCAAGTCATGCAGGCGACCGATCTGATCCAACTCCTGATCGGCACCGTCCAGGGTGATGCCGTCTACGACATACAGACGACTGATACGACGATCATCCCCAAGCACGTCGTCCAACAAGACCGGTGGGGCGAGGTGCAACGCGTCGCCCAGGTCATCGGCTGCGACGTGTACCCGACGGAGGATGGGACGTGGCGGATCATCGACGTCCCCGACCCCACCACGCTCACGCCGGTATGGCAGGTCGACGCCGGACCGACCGGCGTCCTCATCTCGGCTGATGACACGATGACACGCGTCGGCGCGCCGAACATCGTCGTCGCCCAAGGCCGCAGCGTCAGTGGGAACAACAACCCTGTTCAGAGCCAGTTCCCGCATGGATACGACAACGACCCGCTCAGCCCCACCTACTACCAGGGTGCGTATGGCGCCGTCCCCGTTTTCTACCAGTCGAACCATATCCGTAACCAGGCGCAGGCCGACCGCGTCGCAGACGCCCAGCTCGCCGACCATATCGGCGCGTCGCGGACGATCAACTTCAACACGATCCCCAACCCGGCCTTGGATGCTGGCGACATGATCACGATCACCCGCCCAGACGGGACGAGCGAGAACCACATCATCGACGCCTTGACGATACCGCTCTCACCATCGGGTGAGATGACCGGCGAGACGCGCGTCGTCGACTGGGGCGCCTCGTGAGGAACGCGCTCAAGGACGCGCTGCAAAGCGACGACCTCGTGATCCCGGCGCGACCACTCGTCGGCGTAGTCACCAACACTTCGCCGCTCGAGGTTGATATGGACGGCTCCTCGGGCGTACCAGCCAGCCGTCTCCGTTCCTACACCCCAGTCCTGAACGACGTCGTCTTCATGATCGGCGTCGACGTTGACCTGATCATTCTTGGAGACATCATCAGTGGAGGTTGAGCATGCCTGACAGCACAGCAGTCTATGGGTGGCCCGTACCTACGTTGACGGACTCGCCGAACGCGCCACAGCAGATCAGCGATCTCGCGGACGCGATCGAGTCGACGTTCGGTGGGACGACGACGATCGGCGTCCCCGGCAGCGCGAGCATCACGCTGAACCCGTCCGCATGGACGACGATCGCGAGCGTCTCCATCACTTTGCCGGTCGCGCAATCCGTGTCGATCGTCGCGTGGGCGCGTCTCCTCAACACGGGCAGTACGCGTCCGATACTCGCCCTTCAAGTCCTCGACGGATCTACGCACCTATTCGGCACCGGCCAGGTCGACGCCGCTGGTACTGGCGACAACTATGGCGCTGATGTGTTCCTTACCACGCCGCGGCGGAAGGTTGGGTTGACTGCTGGCGCGCACACGTTGAACCTCCAATGCTGGAAGGACGCGAACGGGACGATCGCGGCGAAGCAGACGAGCACGTTCGGTTCGCAGGACATCGCCGTCACCGGCATCGAAGTGACCCAGTAAGCGACGGCTCCAAGACAAGGGATGACGTGAGAGGGAATGGCCGAAAAGATCGAAGGTGATGGCGGTGGCGCGTCGTCGACGACAGAACCGGCGGCTGGATCGTCGACCGGTACAGATGTTTCGCTGCGCGACTACTTCTTCGCCTTGCGCCAATCCGATGAACGGCTCCGCCAAGCCGACCTCCGCTTCGCCGAGGAACGCGACCGTCGCTACCAGGAGGTCGCGCTCGAGCGGGAGAAGGCGTTGAAGATCAAAGAAACAGCTGACCTCGCGGCGCTCGGCCTCGCCCGCGAGATCCAGACGTACAAGGATGAGAAGGCAAACGACCTCCGCGAGCAGATCAGCAACGAACGCGGCGACTACCTGACGCGTACCGAGTACACCGTCCAGCACAAGGCGCTTGAGGACACCGTGAAGGCGCTTGACGCGTCGATCCAGGCGCAACTCCGCCCGATCATCGAGTACATCGCTGGGCAGCAGGGCAGCCAGCAAGGGTCGCGCAGTGCGTGGTCGTCGTTGAATGGGACGCTCACGATCATACTCACGATGGTCGGCCTCGCCATCGCCATCATCATCGCCGTAACCCGGTAGGGAGGCACCATGACGACGAAGTTACGAGAAGCCGTTATCACTCAGGCACATTGGGTACTCAGCCACGGCTCGGCGTGGGAGTACTACGAGATCCGTCCTATCCCGATCGCCGCGATCAAGGCCGGCAGGCTCCCCGTCAAGACGGACTGTTCTGGCTCGGTGATCGGCATCTACGCTCGCGCCGGTGCGCCCGACCCGGGGGGCTACGACTACAACGGGTCAGGGAACACGGACAGCTTCTACCAGCACTGCGAGCACCTCAAGAGCTACACCGACTGCCAAGCGGGCGACCTCATCGACGTGACGCTTCCATCGAGGGGCACCGTCCATGTCTACCTCGTCCTCGAGCGCACCGCGACCGACCTCAAGGTCTTCTCGCACGGCGGGCCGCTCGGCAAGCCACCCCAGATCGAGATGCTCTCGCAGGTCAAGGGGTACTGGTACTCCTCGGGCCACGTCTTCACAGGCCTCCAGGCGCTCCCGCTCGCCGACGTCGCGCCGCATTGGGTGATCCTCGACGGGCACGGCGACAGGATCGACCGGACGAAGCACCCCGTCCGCTGGGCGATCCGCCACCCACGCGTCTTCCGCAAGAAGAACATCGTTAGGTTCAAGCGTCAGTGATCATGGCGAAAGAGAAGCCAGAAGCGCCACCCGCAGCGATCACCGTCGAGATTGACGAGCGGTGGGTTGGCGAGTGGGTCGATTTTGGCTTCGTCGCGATCAGCATCTACCTCGGCCACTACACCGCGTTCGCTGAGTACCTCGACCGTAAGGATGCCGCATGAAACTAGGCAAAGCACCAGCAGCACCCAGGACGACCGACTTCAAGTTCAGCGCGTACCGCACGACTGACCTCCCGCTTGTCCCCGACAAGTACGGATTCGACCACGCCGTAGCACCCGACGCGTGGGGCATGCTCGGCAACGACGACTACGGTGACTGCGTCTGGGCCGGCGCGGCGCACGAGCACATGATGCTCACCGCGACCCAGAGCGATCTCCGACCGTCGCCGACGACAGCGCAGTTCACCCGAGCGGACGCGCTCGGAGACTACGCCGCCTGCACCGGCTTCGACCCCAACACAGGGAACGGCGACAACGGCACCGACGTCCACCAAGCCATGTCGTACAGGCGAAGCACGGGGATCCTCGACGCCGCCGGGAAGCGCCACAAGATCGGCGCGTACCTCTCGCTCGAGCCCGGCAACATGACGCAGGTCTGGGAAGCGCTCTACCTCTTCCAATGCGTCGGCATCGGATTCCAGTTCCCCAACACCGCGATGGACCAGTTCAACGCTGGGCAGCGCTGGTCGATCGTCGCCGGCGCCAAGATCGAAGGCGGCCACTACGTCCCAGTCGTCTCGAAACAAGGCACGTTCTCAGTCAAGGTCATCACCTGGGGGCGCCTGCAGACGATGACGCAGCCGTTCTACAAGAAATACTGCGACGAGAGTTGGTGTTACGTGGCACCCGATCTCCTAAACAATGCGGGGCTCTCGGCACGCGGATTTGACATCGACCAGTTGAACGCCGACCTCGCAGCCCTCTGATGGAGGAACGGATCTGCGACTGCCACGGAGAACCGATGCGGCCGATCGCGGATGCTCGCTATACCGACGGGATCCACTGGCGATGCCGCGTCAAGCACCGTGAATATGAGCGGAAGCGCAGGCAAACAAACCCGCCTACAGCCGAGCAATATGCCGAGAAGGCCCGCAGGTTCCGAGCGTCCCATCCTGACTACGACCGCGAGTGGCGCGAGAAGAACAAGGAGCGCGTCAACGAACAGAATCGAGCATGGCAGGCTCGGCAGCATCCCGACAAGTGGCGCGAGATGGTGGAACGCCGCAGGGCGAGGAGGCGTGGGTTGCCATCTGACGATCACACTCGACGCGAGATTTGGGAGCGCGACCTCGGCCTGTGTGTCTACTGCGGCGAGCCTGCCGATCCTAGCAGTTGGCATCTAGCGCATCTGATCGCGCTTTCAGACCCACGAACCGACAACCCTGGCACCGTGCGATCAAATGTCGCGGTGTCGCATCCATCCTGCAATCTCCATGCAGGAACATCCCCCGTAGGAGGAGCAGCAGCATGCAGTCGAACCTCGTAATGTGGAATCTCATCGTCGGCTTCTTCGTGCCGATCGTGACCGCCGTCGTGATCCGCCAGGCGTGGCAGCCCGGCCTCAAGGCGATCGCGAACTTCGTGATCGCAGCGATAGCCGCGTTCGGTGTCGTCTACTTCAAGGGCGACCTCGACACGTCGAACAAGAACGCGATCATCTCGAGCGTCCTGCTTGTCGTGGTCACGTCGATCGCGTCGTATCACGGGTTCCTGCGGCCGACGCAGGTCGCTCCTAGCATCGAGCGGGCGACGGGCTGATGGCTGGCGTCGGCGAGGTCACGAGCCAGAACCCGAACGCGACACTCGCAGCGGGGTCGACGAGCGTCGGTGTCGCCGTCATCTACTGCCTCGGCCTCGCCGGCATCAACCCGACCCCCGAAGCCGCCGCCGCCCTCAGCGGCATCGCCACGTCGCTCCTCTTATTCATCGGGCATAGCGGCGTGAAGGGCTTCTTCGTCATGTGCTGGCGCGGCAGGACCGCCACGAAGGACGACGCCTAGCGGTCGCGGATCCACGCCCACGCGAGGGCGACCAAGAGCCCAGCGCCGATCAGGGCGAACCAGACGCGCGCGCCCCATAACGCGGCCAGGAAGAACCAGGCGAACGCGCCGACGAACAGGACGACGACGGCCGCTATCGCAAGAGCCGCCAAGATGACGGCGATGCCGAAGATCCATTTCCCGGTCTCGCCTGCTGCGTGTGTGATCGTGCTCATGGGCTCTCCTCTAGTTCGAATAGGTAGTCGAGGCTGACGTCGTAGAGCCGGGCGAGCGCCGCGAGGCGACTCGCGCTGGGCTCGGCGATCCCGTTCTCCCATTTCTGCAAGGTGCTCGGTGAGAGCGGCGCCTGCTTCTTGGCGATGAGGGCGGCTTCTACGTCGCGGCGTGACCACTCGCGCTTCTCGCGTTCCCTGCGGAGCCGTTCTCCTCCGCTCCATTTCTTGGTGCGGTTCTGCGTGGGCATGCCCGGATCATACACCCCATATCTGGCGTGTCAAGGTTGGTTTACCCTGCAAAGAGCTAGGTTGTCACCAGAAAGGGTGAACCTACTTGCGCGCGCCTCACTTGGCGTGCTAGGGTGGGCACATGCAACCCCGACTAGATGGCACGCTAGTCAAGCGCTACCGAGATGAACGCGGCCTCAGCCGCGAGAAACTCGCCCGCTTGGCTGACTGTTCTACCCGCACGATCGTGCGGATCGAGATGGAGGGCGCCGACGTGCGCGCTGGGATCGTGGCGCGCATCGCGCTCGCCCTCGGCGTCCCCGTCGACGCGATCTTCACCAAGCCACCGGAAGAGGCAGCCGTATGACCACCAACCAAGGGGAGGAAACACCCATGCCCAAGACGACCACAAAGGGCGACGCACTCGCCCGCGAGCTTGAGCGGGGCGAGCGGTTCCGTCGTATCGCGAGTCACCGTGCGAACCGCTCGCTCGGCTACATCGAGGCGCTCATGCGCACCGCCGACAAGAGCCGCTACGAGTACACCGATAAGCAGGTCGGCGAGATCCTCGGGAAGCTCCGCCAGGCGACTGACCAGCTTGAGGCTGCGTATAGCTCGAAGTCGAAGGGCCTACAGGTCGAACTGTGAGTACCGCTGTCGTCATCCCCCAGATGACGGCCGCCGAGTGCGACCGGCTGGCCGAACTCGAAGCGACGATCGCGCGTGATCTTGAGCGCGTAGTCGAGGTCGGCCGGTCGCTACGTGAGATCCGCGATAGGGGGCTGTATCGGGATGTCGCACCCAGTTTCGAGTTGTACATGAAGCAGCGATGGGACTTTGAGCGGCGGTCGGCTTACAACTACATCGACGTCGCCGATGTTCACGATGCCCTTGTGCAGCATGCTGCACACGCTGTGCCTCTACCGAGCCAGCGAGTGGCTCTTGAGTTGGTTCCAGTGATGCGCCACGCGAATGGCAGCGAACGAGTCGCGGAGGTGTGGACGGCCGTCGGTGACCAACACGAAGGCGATCGTCCGCCGACTCCTGCCGAAGTACGTCGCGTGATCGCTGCTTCCGGATACCGCCCTAACTCTGGCAGCGGGAGTGGGCCGGTAAACCTGCGCGTGGCTCTCGGTGACTTCGGTGACCGGTTGAACCATGCAACCCAACGGCTCGACCTGTTCGAGAAGCGCGACCGCAAGGGCCGCGACCTACACCCGGAAGTCCAGAAGCTCGCACTCGAATACGCGGATCGCTGCGATGCGCTCGCCGCTCGGCTGCGTCAACTAGGGGAGGCGTGATGGCGTACGGGAAGATTCCAGGAACCGCGAACTTCAAGCGGCCGGCCAAGGGCCAGCGCGTCGCTAACTTCTGCACCGCGTGCGGCGAGGACTTCGCCTCGCCGGGCACCTTCGACGAGCACCGCATCGGCGAGCATGAGTACCGGTACGCAGAGGGCCTGCTGCTCGATCCGCCGAGGTACGACGGTCGGCGCTGCCTTGACGCGGGCGAGATGACGGCGATGGGTTGGAGCCATGACCGGCACGGTCGATGGCGCCAAGAGGCTGGAGAGTTCGACCATGACCTGCTCGTCGAGCGCGTAGACCTGGGGGCGGTCTGATGCTCACGGATGCTGAGTATGTCCTTGACCAGCTCGATCGGCACCCGAACGGCAGGGACGCGATGCAGATCATCAGCGCGAGCCTGCGCGATCGCGAGGTCGGTTTGACTGTCCATTCAAGAATCAGCGACCTCAGGGCGCAGGGCTATGTGATCACCTGCGCGATTGAAGGGAAGACGCGGAAGGGCCGCGAGCGGTACGTCTATCGCCTCATCAGCGCGCCCAGCGTGATCGGCTCTAGCGGCGTGGCGCAGCGTCGGCATGAGCCATCTGCGCCCCAGGCAGCGGCGGATGGTGGGAACCAGACCGCCGCTGCCCTGGTCGACATCGACGGGCAACTCATGCTCCTCCCGGTGCCAGCATGACGCACCGCATCGTCAACGCTGTGCTCTACCTCGTCGTCCTCGTCAGCACGATCTACCTCGCTGGCGGCTTCGCGTGACGCGCAGTGAGATGTTCAAGCGCCTCGCGCTTGGCGGTGCATCCGCCGCCGCTGCTCGTGTCCTTCCCGGCGCGACGCAGGAGATCGTCTCCGTGAACGGGCCGCTTCACCTCCACGGCGACAGCCACCAGATCACAGGCTGCTCGTTCCACCTAGGCGAGAAGAGTCCCGCCATTGATATCCACACAAACCGGTTGATCGGAGGACTGGACCCATGACAACTCGCTGGTCGGACCCAGTTGTCACGCCGGCACGCAGGCCCGCACGGCCACGCCACCGCGCAAGCGCGCAGATCGGCTGGACCGTCATCACGGGCTGGCTCATCCTCGCCATCCTCTCGTGGCTCACACTTGTCGTTGTCGGCGCCTATCTGTGGAGCGTGATCGCGTGAGCGCGCCGACCGTCACCGTGGATACCGCCGGTGACGCTGTCGAGTTGACCGTATGGCCTTTCACGGAGTCCGGTGGCTTGTCGGTGCTGGTCGCGCCTAGTGAGGCGGCTGTCCTGGTGGAGGAGTTGCTCGCGCTGCCGCGTGTGCAGGCGGCGTACCAGGGGTTGCGTGATCGTGGCGCGGCGTCGCACGAGGCGCGGAAGAGCCGGCGATGAGCGTCCAGATCCTCCCGCTCGCGACCAGGACGCTGCAGTACCGCGCTGACCTGATGGTCGAAGCGAGCCTGGCCGCGTCAAAGCACACGCACGCCGACGAGGAGGCACGTCTCTTGTGGGTGCTGAACTATGTGCTTGATGCGGCGGCGTGGAAGTGCGCGCTCGCTGATGAGCGTGCGACTGCCGCCGGTGCCTCGGCGGCGCCCGGCCGCGCCCCCTCCCCCCAGTCGCAGGGCGCGGCCGGGGCCCCCACCCCACGAGCGAGCCGCAAATGAGCGCGGCGCGCACCATCCGCACACTCGCAGCCGACCAAGCAGTGCTCGGCACGCTCGCGGGCGGCGCCAAGACCTGCAACGAGGTATCCGCCGAACTGATCGCCATCGCTCGCACGGCGTGGGCGGATCGGCACGCGTATGACATCGAGTGGGGCAGCGCGCACGAGCCGTTCGGTGCGCGCCTGCTCGCGTGGCACGAGGCGGAAGAGAACGGCTGCGTCTACCTCTACGGACACGAGGTCTACCGCGTGATGCGTCGTCTTGAGCGGCGCGGCCAAGTGGCGCGGATGCAGGTCGACGGGCACCGCCCGATCCTGTGGATGCTGGCATGAGCGACCAGACGCAGCTATCGGAGGACGCGTACGCCGAGCTCCCACCCGACCCGCCAGCCGCTGACGTGGGCGACCCCGACGACGTGCCCGGCGAGACGATCGTAGTCGTCGACCGTACCACGGGCGAGCTCGTAGACGCCTCGCCGCCCCGCCGCGACGCGCCCCTCGACCTACTCCACCCCACCCGCAAAGAGATCGAGTGGATCGCCCAAGCCTTCATCGCCTCAGGCTACGTCAAGGACGCGCAGGGCTTCGGCCAAGCCGTCACCAAGATCATCGCCGGCCTCGAGATCGGCGTAGCTCCCTTCCAAGCGATGCGCGGCTTGCACATCATCAACGGCCAGCCGACGCTCTCAGCTGGATTGATTGGCGCGCTCGTCAAACGCTCTGGCAAGTACGACTACCTGCCGAAGACGTGGACGGATACCGAGTGCGTCCTTGAGTGGTACCAGGATCGCGAGCTCGTCGGCGAGAGCAGCTTCACGCTGGCCGACGCGGAACGCGCCGGCCTCACCCGCGGCGGCAGTGGTTGGCAAAAGTTCCCGAAGGCAATGCTCCAAGCCCGGGCGCTGACGCAGGGCGCACGCATGTTCGCGCCAGATTGCTTTGGAGGAGCGATATATGGCGACAATGAGTTGGACGGTTCCGGATGAGCCCTGTCGTCTACGAGACAACGGCGGACGGTCAGTTGTGGCGCATCTCTACCCATTCAAAGAACGGCTGCGTGTCACGCCGCCCGGCTGTTGAGTATGCCTGCTCTGAATGTGGCAAGGTGCTCCGAACGGCTCAAGGTCGTGAGACGCCCGGGGCCAAGTGCCGTCGTTGCCACCTGAACCGTGCTCGCGCACTAAACACTTGGCGTCCCGTTCTGGAACCAGGCACCAAGCGTGTGTCTCACGAGGGCTACGTGCTGGTCAAACTGGCTGAGGACGATCCACTCCACGGTGAGGCGCACTTGTGTCGGCCAACGCAGCCCGCTTGGGCGCCCGAGCACCGTCTGGTGATGCGCCGCGCGATTGGCCGGCCATTCCGTAAGGGCGAGACGGTTCACCACATCAACGGCCAGAAGGACGACAACCGGCTAGAGAACTTGCAGATTTGGCAGGGCGCGCACAGTTCTGGTGGAGCGTATCGCTGCGCTGACTGCGGTAGCGACCATATCGTCAACGTCGGCATCGGCGGCGGTGGACTGGTATGAGCGCCATCTACGGCGACGGAGAACTCGATGGCTGACGAGCAGACGCTGGGCGAGTTCATCGAGGAGCACGTGCCGAACGTGGGCGACACGGCGATCGTGGCGGGCTACCACGTGCGGAACGCGGGGCGCTGGCCGATCGATGACGAGACGCGCGCGGCGCTCGCGGCGGAGGCGGCCGGGGAGTGGCTGGCCGAGGAGGAGGCCAACGAGATCGCCGACAAGGACAGGGCGGAGCGCGGCGAACGCTACGAAGACTGGCGCGCCCGGTGACGATGTACCCCGGCACCTACAACGGGACGCTCGTCTTCCTGCCCGACAAGATTGGCATCGTGCGCTACTCGGAGATCGTCGCCCAGTGGCAGCAACTTGTCGACGCTGGTACTCCGCAGGTTGACGCTGCGATCAAGGTAGCCGAGTCGTATGGCGTCTCCAACAGCATGATCGGCGGCATCTTGGAGAACCGCGGGATGATGAAATGGTGGGTCGACGCGTGATCATGGTGACTGGCCCACGCGCGGAGAAGGCGCTGCGCCTCTTCGACGAGCACGCCGTCTACCTCGCCGGCGCGAAGGCGCTCGTGAAGGGCGACACGGGCTACCACAAGATCGTCGCGAACTCGCAGGGTGTCCATTGCGACTGCAGGGGCTGGCGGCCGGGCCGCACATGCGCCCACGGCCTCGCAGCGATGCTCGCGTGGGGCGAAGCTGAGGAGCGCGAGCGAGCGCTCGTGGAAGCCGCATGACGCACTATCTAGAGATCATCGAGGAGCAGGAGCGCGCGCTTGTGCTGCGCGCCAAGGAGCGCGACGAGGCGCTCGCCCAGCGCGACCGGGCACGCGCTCTCGCCTGCCGCCTCGAAGAAGAACTCGCCCTCATCCGCCGCAGCCTCAGCAAGGCGCACCGTGTCTAGCGCGCCCGATAATCCCCGTTATGTAAATCTGGCTGACCCGCGCCGCATCTACGTGGCCTCGTCCTGGCGCAACACGTTCTACCCGGAGGTCGTGGACGCGCTGAACGCCATCGGGCACCTCGTCTACGACTTCCGCAACCCCGCACCCGACAACGCTGGGTTCGCGTGGTCTGACATCGACCCTGAGTGGCTGGGCTGGACGCCGGATGCATACCGCGACCTGCTCGACCACCCGGTAGCCCAGAGCGGATTCAAGCTGGATATGGACGCGCTCAACTGGTGCGACACGCTGGTGCTAGTCCTGCCCTGCGGGCGCAGCGCACACCTGGAACTCGGGTATGCGGTCGGCAAGGGCAAGGACACCTGGGTGCTGCTCCGGGAGGACGGCTTCGAGCCTGAGTTAATGTACGCGATGGTCGGCCAACTGGTCTGCTCGCTTGACGAGCTATCTGAAGGTCTGACACGGGAGTGAGCCCGACCTGAGCCTACGACGAAGGAGAAAGACCGATGCCTAACGTACTGCAAGACCAGCCCGAGGGCAGCATCATCGTGACGCACCTGACGGACGCGATGTGCGGTGTCCCTACGCTGCTGCCGACGACAGCGCCGTACCCGACCGTCCCGACGACGGTGAAGTGCGAGCAGGTGCGAGGCCACGAAGGGCCGCACCGTGTCATCCTCCAGTTCGAGTTGGTGTGGGAAGGAGACGAACGATGATCGACCGACTGACGTTACAGATGATCGTGCGGTGCAACGGCGAGGATGGCGCGGAGCGGATCGCCCAGAAGCTGATCGAGCACGGGCGGTCGCTGGCCGAGCCTACGCCACCCACTGAGACACGCAACTCGGGCGACCATCCGGGCAACCCCGTCGTGATGCGCGCGAAGATGGTTCCGCAGTCGATGGTTGACGAGCAGACGCGGCGCTTCCGCAGGATACGAGCGCAGGCCGAGGCGGCAGCCGAACGCGCCTATTGGGACGAGGTACAGAAGGCTTCCGGCCTGGACACGGGTGACACCCTTCGATCATCACCCGAGTCGGCTTTCGACCCGGCCCGCCCTGCGCCGGTGGAAGAAAGCAGGGCGCTACCACTCGTACCCGACGAGTGGGCCAACGACGCCATAGCGGCGGCGCTGAAAGAGGTTCTACGAGCAGCAGAGGAACTCGACAAGGCTGGGCTGCTTTCGCTCCACAATCTGCGCGTCCGCGTTTCGGACGCGTTCCCGGAACTTGTCGAGCAGACAGGTTCCGAATGAGCGCTCCCGCGCACGATGATGGTGCTTATGTCAAGGCGAATCTCCGCTACGCGGCGGTCGTCGCCAGGCACAAGTGGTTCGTGCTGCGGGCTGGCCTCAAGGTCGGCGGCATCCCATTCTACAGGCTGCTCATCCACGACTGGTCGAAGCTGACGCCTGCTGAGTGGGGGCCATACGTTCGCCGGTTCTTCGGCGGCCGTGCTGGCGAGATGAACCACGACGCTGACCCGCAGGAGTTTCACAACGCCTTCCGACACCACTGGCAGCGCAACCCGCACCATTGGGAGTTCTGGTGCGACGGCGACAGCTTCGCCTACCCGATGGACGAGAAGTACGCCCGCGAGATGGTGGCCGACTGGATGGGCGCTAGCCGCGCATATACGGGTAAGTGGGACGTGCAGGAGTGGTACGCCAAGAACCGAGAACGAATCAGCCTGCATCCCGACACACGGTCGCTCGTAGACGGACTGGTAGCGTCCAATGCACGATAACGCTGATTATGTGAAGCCGCTCTTGACGCCGGCGGAGCTCGCGGAGCGCCTGGGCGTGTCGCGTGCGACCGTCTACCGCAACAGCAGCGTCTGGCCGTCGCTCAGGGTGGGAAGCGCGGTGCGCTTCGACTACGACGCCGTCGTCGCGTACCTCGAGCGTCAGCGCGTGGCGTCGTGAGCGAGGTACGCGTTGATCTTCGCCAAGGCGTCCTCGACGCTCGTCGGGTACAAGAACCCGTACGTGTCCAAGGTCATGCTGGGGCGGGCGTGGCCGAGTTGGCGTTGGACGTGCATGATCGAGCAGCCGGCGGCGATCATCATCGACGCGGCGGCGTGGCGCAGGTCGTGGAAGCGGACACCCTCGAGGCCGCAGCGCGTGCGCGCGTCGCGCCACGCCTTATCCAAGGCGCTCGCCGAGATCGGGAAGACACGCTCTACCGCGGGATCCGCGATCTCTGCGAGGTGCCACTCGAGCACTGCTTGGGCGTGGTCGGGGAGTACGACCCAGCGCCTGGACGCCTTCGTCTTCGTCGCCTGCCCGCGCCCGGTCTTCTGGTTCGCGGCCTGCCCGATCCAGACCCGGCCCTCATCGAGCCGGAGGTTCCGCCGTTCGAGGCCCAAGACCTCGCCTTGGCGGAGCCCGCAGTAGCCGGCGAGGACGACCGCGGCGCGCAGGTCAAGGCGGATCATGTCGGCGACCTCATCGACCTCCTGCCGCGTCGGGATCGTGAGATCCGGGGCTTCGGCGCGCGGCATCTTCGGCCTGGGGATCACGCGGATCTTCCCCCTGAGGTGCGCGTCGGTCAGCGCGAGGCTGAGGATGCTGTAGATCGCGGTGACGGTGGTGGCCGCGTATTCGTCGCTGAGCGTGTTCACGACGCCTTGGACGAACGCGTAATCCACCTTCGCGAGCGGCGTGTCGCCCCACTCCCCCTCGATGATCGTGCGGTACCGCGCGTACGTCGTCACCGTGTCATGGCGGAGCCGACCCTCGATGCCAGTCCACCACTCATCGAACATCGAGCGGATCGTGTCGCCGCGCCGGGTGCCGACGAGGCCATGCTCCTCGATATCGTGGAGCGTCGATCGGAGGAACGCGTCGGCGAGGCGCTTCGTGCGGAACGTGCGCCTTGGCTGGCGCCCGTCCGGCGTACGCCAGCGCACCGTGTAGCGGCCGTCTGGCTGCTGCTTGACCGAGCCACTCGCCATCTATTCGTTCGTGGCTTCTTCAAGCGCTTGACGAAGAGCGGCCACGTTCTGAGCGCGCACCTCTGCGATCTTAGCGGCGTCTGGCAACGGCAGGATGGTCGTGATCGACTCTGCTACCGGCGTATCCTCAAGCATTGCCCTGGTGATGAACTGTGGGCCGTCCGCGGTGAGAACGACGACGGCGTTTCGCGGCTCGTCCGGCTCCGCCAAGTAGCCCAGAGAGTTCAACCAGATCGCGTATTCGGTGAGCGTCTTCTCTGTCATGCGTGGCATCCTATCGGTGGCGGGTGTGCCCTTGATGTGCCAAAGTCTACACGAAGGGTAATGGTTGCACCTGTTGGGTACTCTCGCACATTCTATCCCCGCTCAATTTCATGCGGGCACCAGCGTACGCAGGCGTCCACTCGCTTACGCATGTTTGCAGGGAGAACGTGGGTGATGGGGCACACGCGCCGCATGGTTGCGGAAGCAGTCCTTGTGCCATTTTCGTGCCGGGCGGCGGTCGCGTGGTTCCGGCTCCTTTGCAGCCTCGGCGGGCTAGGCGGGGCGCTGGTGGATCGAGAAGGAGTCGGCTGATGCGTGACGCCAAGCACACCAGCCCCTTCACCGGTCGTCGGCATGACGTAGCGCCGTGGGACGAGTCGATCCAACCCGGCGACTACGGGAAGTGGCCAGTCGATGGAACGGACTCCGAGTGGTGGGTGTGTGACCCGCTCGACACGTGGCCTAGCGGCGGGTACATCAGTCATCAGGTCACCGAGCATGAGAACGGCACGATCACAGTCTCGCCGTCGATTCTCTGCAAGGTCGGGGACATAGAGACGTTCCATGGCTGGCTGAATCGGGGAGTGTGGACGTGGTGAGCGAGTTGGTGGCTGACGTGCTGCGCGAAGGTGGACGCGTGAGGCTCGTCGTCGTCCCCCTTCCGCTCGACGAGGCGAACGAACTCGTCGCGCGGTGGCACCGCCACTCTAACCCGACAGTCGGCCACAAGTTCTCACTCGGCGCCGCACTCGGTAGCGAGGTCGTCGGAGCTGCGATCGTCGGGCGCCCTGTTGCGCGCCACCTAGACGATGGGTGGACGCTCGAAGTGCTCCGCTGCGTCACCGCTGGCGAGCGGAACGCCTGCTCGTTTCTCTACGGCGCGTGCTGGCGCGCGACGCAGGCGCTCGGCTATCGGAAGCTCGTCACGTACACGCTCAAGAGCGAGCCGGGCGCGAGTCTCAAAGCATCCAACTGGACGGTCGTAGCCGAGGTACCAGCCGCATCGTGGTCGGTGCCGAGCCGGCCGCGCGTCGACAAGCACCCACTACAAGAGCGCCTACGCTGGGAGCACACGCTTACTCCCACGCTGATCGGCCACAAGGCCGAGCAGCAGCACCGCGAAGCGGTGCCCTGCGTGCGATGCGGTGGCCCAGCACATACCGGCTCTTGCATGGCAGCGGCGCGCGGCGAGGCTAGCGGCGAGCGGGGCGTGGCGTGACCCAGCACCAAGCCCTACGCCAGCAGGCAGGCCAGTGCCCGAAGTGTGCGGCGCAACTCTCCGAAGTTGCGGTACGCGCAACGGGCATCTGCCCGACGCACGGTGTCCAGGCTACCACCCCGGCCTGTTGGGTGACCGCTCCTGAATCGAACTGGGAAGTGCGCAACTCACGCGGCGACTTGCTGCCAGATAGTTTCTTCGTGACCCCGGTCGATGAGCTGTTCATCAACCTGCGGCCAGGGGTCGGCGGATGATTGACCGACTGACGTTGCAGCTGATCGTGCGCTGCGATAACGAGGAGGGCGCGGAGCGCATTGCCCGGAAGCTGATCCAGCACGGATACTCGCTAGGTGAGGCCGTACCTCGCCCACCGGGCTGGACGCCAGTTCGCAGGACTGAGGGCTTCAACGTGCATGAACACATTCTCTGCCCCGACGACGTGCAGTGCGAGTTCTGCAACCCCGAGCCATGACGCACCCGATCGAGGGGCACTGGCCGTGGTGTGACGTAGAACCGACTCCGCGAGGCGGTGACCCGTCCGCAATCGAATCATTCGCCGTAGGCGATCACGTCCGCACGCACCAGCACGCTGGTGGGGCGGACGGCGTCGTCGAGAAGATCGGCCGCAGGTGGATCACGGTGCGCTGGACGCAGTCGAATGGGGCGGTGTGGACGAAACAGCACCTACCTGAGTGGTTGGTCCGTGTCGACTGATCGCATCCCGAAGTACCGGTGCCCAAAGTGTGGCCGTCTGTCGGGCGGTACGACTTGCAAATGGCTGGACTGTGTATGGCCGCCGCCTGCGGAGCTGATCGAGTGCATGGCTTGCGGCCGGATGGCCGACTGTGACGATATGACGCGCATACCGATGGGCGGCGGGGAGTACGACTTCCTGTGTCCTGAGTGCGCCGGCGAAGTGCCAGAGGCCGCGTTCGATGCCTAAGACCAGAGGCAGCTCCGGCTACGTGTGCAAAGCCTGTTTGCGTGGCGGCCACCGCTACGTCAACTTCGGCCGGGGTTCGTTCTTGCAGTACCACGACAAACCGCACTATGTGTGCGCCTGCGGCTGGATCGGCACGTCGATCCCCTGCCACCGCAGACATCAGCCGCCAGCCAAGAGGCACCTGCACTACGAGGTATCCACGTTCGATATCACCGAAGATGACATTGCCCCAGTTGGTTGGATACCAGAGGATGACGCATGATCGAGGAATGCCCGCCAGGGTGCGACCGATTCGGTAGTTGTCCTCGCTGTAGGCGTTCCATTGCTAGAGATACAAAGGAGCAGAAGATGACAGAACACGCTAGTCGCTTCGTTCTCATCGACCATACCCAGCAGCCTGGCGGCGTTGTCGTCGCTCATGGGAATACGCTTGACGAGGTCATGGGCGGCGCATTGTCCGAGTTGTGTCCATTCGTGGTGCGTGATCTGGAGGGCGCTGAATGGGTTAGTTGGCGCGTCGTCCAGAGATTCGTGGAGCAGGCAGCTCTGGAAAGCGGAAATGTCGGAAAGACATCGGAGGCCGTCAAACCCGCCTGTTGGGATGCGGCTCCTAGTGCAGTCGCCTGTTGGGATATTTTTAGTGTAGTTGGGCCGAAAATACGCTGCGGTAAATATGCCGGCCACACAGGGCCACACGCATCAGCGATGTATGGCTACAGCGAGTGGGGCGGCGAATGACCCAAGTCGTAGATCAACAGACCAACATTCTGCTGTGGATGACGCACGCGGAAATGGAGTACCTGACCCAGCAAGCTGAACGCTCGGGCCAGTCGCCGGGGACGGTGGTGATCGAGTTTCTGCGCACCACGCCCAAGAGTCCGATCCGCCAGCCGGTACGGTTGGACAACCACGACGAGGATTACCAGTGAGCGGCAACGTCATAGCACGGGTGATCTGTTGGTGGCGCGGGCACGACTGGCGCTATTCGGTTGGTCCGCCGGGGACGTACCCGTGGCCAAGGCACTGTTTACGTTGTGAGCGTAGGGAGATCCCCTAGTGTGCCATGACATGTCCGAGCCATCGCCACCCACCGACCACATCAAGGTTTGCGGGCGCTGTAGCTATACGAGAACGGCGCACGCTGATGGTCGGTTCGGGTTGCTATGCCCAGACGGCAGCGGTTGGTGCTGGGCCGAGCCTACGCCACCCACCGAACAGCGGGAGTTGCAAGAACAGGTGCTCGCGTTGCGTCGTCACGACTGTGATGACATAACTGGCGAGTGTGGGCACTATGTGAACGTCCACGAGGTCGTGGCGCTGATAGGCGCGGCTATGCCTGAGCCTACGCCACCCACCTGCCCTGAATGCGGTCAGGAGCGTGGCTGGTACGCGCCTTGCGGAACCTGCGGATCTGACGCCCCGCGCACAGTGGCGCCACCCACCGACCAGCCGCGAGCGTGGACGCATGGCAGCCCGCCTATGCGCGACCAGCCGCCCACCGACCCCGGACTCACCAGCGATCAGCAAGGGTTGACCCGTGGCGGATCAGCACCCATGCGAGACACGCCATGACGCCGCACCAAGCCCTACGCCAGCAGGCAGCCGAGGCCGCGTGGGAGGCAATGGACGACGCGCGCGCCGCGCACGATCCTGACCCGCGCGTGCGCGTCGCACGGGCCGCGGCGGACGCGGTGGTGGGTGTCGTGCTTGACGCAGCAGTCGGCGCGCTCTGTGCGACTCCGTGCGACCTTGCCGATCCGGCGCAGGACGAGTACCGGCGTCGGGCGCTGGCGGCGCTGGAAGCACTACGCAGCAACGAGGACGCATGAGCCGCCCACGATGCCCATACTGCGGGCGGCGCTGGCGGCACTTGCACGAGTGCGGCGGCATCTGGCAACGCGAGACGTCTAAGACCGATCCGCCGCGGCTGCACCCAGGCGGCAAGGCGGGCCGGTGATTGTCGGGAGCCTTTTCAGCGGAGTCGGCGGGTTCGACCTCGGACTCGAACAAGCCGGCCACACCGTCGCTTGGCAGTGCGAGGCCGACGAGTGGCGCAGACGCGTCCTCGCCGCCCGCTTCCCTGGAGTCACCTGCTATCCCGACGTGCGCGAACTGGCGCTTGACCGAAGCGCAGAAACGGCAGGCGACGAGGCACTACGAGGCGGGCGAATCGTGTGGCCGCGTAGCAGAGCGGTACGGGACGAGTCGCCAAGGCATGTGGGACATCCTGCGACGGCGGACAGCGATGCGCGATCGCGTCGAGGCGCTACCTCGGAAGCCAGAGACGGCGATCCGCACGAAGCGGGCCGCGACGCTCAGGCGGTACCGGGAACGCGCGGCTCGGGTGACGCGGGCGCAGATCCGCGACGTGACGGCTCGCGATCAGACCTGTCGGATGTGCGACGCGCCGGGAACGGACATCGACCACATCACGCCGGTGGCGCTGGGTGGTCAGACGGTGATGGACAACCTCCAACTGCTCTGCCGGGAGTGCCACATGCAGAAAACGCGAGCGCAACTCCGTGGGGAGGTGACGCCATCGGAAGCCCCCAGCAGGTCGACCTCATCTGCGGAGGCTTCCCGTGACCTTGCCAAGACCTCTCTGTCGCCGGCCGACGCGCCGGACTCATGCACGAAGGCGGACGCTCCAACCTCTTCTTCGAGTGCGCCCGCGTCGCAGATGAGCTTCTACGACCAGGCGGATGGCTCCTCCTTGAGAACGTACCCGGACTCCTTTCCAGCAACGGTGGCCGCGATTTCGGCGTCCTTCTCGCGACGCTGGCCGACCTCGGGTTCCACGACCTCGCCTGGCGAGTGTTGGACTCACGATTCTTCGGAGTGCCCCAGCGGCGGCGGCGTGTCTTCATCCTTGCGCGACGTGCTAGAGGAGCGTGTGCCAGAGCGGTACTTCTTGAGCCCGAGAGCAGCTGCGGGGATCCAGCGGCGGGCGGCGAAGCGGGGCAGGGAGTTGCCGGGACACTTGGCGGCGGCGCTGGCAGCCGTGGCTGGGCGCAGGACGTCGAGCGAATGACGTTCGTCGCGGACACGCTGACCAGCGGATCGCACCCCGGTAGCAACATGCCGGGCCGCAGGCGCGAGGACGACACGAACCTCGTCGAGGCGTTCAACTGGCAGGGCGACACGAACCAGGGTGCCGACCTCGGCCTGACCACCGAGCCGAACCTGACTGGATCGTCGACGTGGGCTGTCACGGCGTATCACTTCCGCACGCGCGAGCAGGGCAGCTGCTTCGAGGAAACCGAAGTGAACGTGAGCCGCGCCAGCGTCGGTGGCAGCGGTGGCGCGAAACTGGCGATAGACGTGCCCGCGCAGGGCGTCCGCCGGCTCACGCCGCGCGAGTGCGAGCGCCTCCAAGGCTTCCCCGACGACTGGACGCTCATCCCCGGCGCCCCGGACTCGCGCCGGTACGCGGCGATGGGCGACGCCGTCACCGTACCCGTCGCCCGCTGGATCGGCGAGCGCCTACTCGACCAGCTAAGGAGAGCCGCATGAGCCCAGGCTACATCAAGTGGATCACGTGAACGCGTTGCACGCATCCGTTGCTCGCGCCATAGCCGCCGAAGTGCGGCCCCTTGACTACTACGAGGACGCGCAGTTCGAGGCGGCGGCTGCGGCTGCGATCCGCGTGGTCGGCGATGAACTCGCCCGAGTGCTGGACAGCCAAAAGGCTGGACCAGCGCCATGCCCGAGCCTCGCACGCGCGGGGCGCCCCTCACAGGAGGATTTGTGACCACTGAGACTCTTACTGCTAGTCCCCATGCTCGCCGCCTTAGCCCTACCAGCGCCCGCGGAGGCGCACCCGCACCCAGCGCTCTGGGCGTGGTACCGCACGTCAGGCGCCAAGTGCGTCCACAGTTTCGAGGGCTCGTGGACCGACCCAGGCGCGCCCTATTGGGCTGGATTCCAATTCTCTCTGTCGTTCCAGCAGACGTACGCACCGCATCGCCTTGCGACCAAGGGCACGGCAGACCACTGGAAGCCGTTCCGCCAGGTCCTGGTCGTCCGGCGCGTCGTGCGCCAAGACGGCTGGCGACAATGGCCCAATACAGCGCGGATCTGCGGGTTGCTGTAAATGGGTAGGCCACGCATCCCACCAGCCGATCGGATCAACAACCACACGCAGCGCGATTTGGATGGATGCCTCGTGTGGACGGGTGGGCAGGCAAGGGGTTACGGGAAGATCACGATCCCTCGCGACGGCGAGGATTGGGCCAACGGCCTACGCACGACGACTGCCCATATCGTGGCGTGGGAGCTCGAGCATGGCCCTGTCCCGGCGGGCTTCCAGATCGATCATCTCTGCCGGAACCCGTTGTGCTGCGATGTGACGCACCTACGACTGCTCGACCCGGTTGTGAACGTGATGATCGGGAACGGGCCACCGGCTCTAAATGCGCGCAAGGTGGTCTGTTCACGCGGGCACGACGATTGGAAGTCGTACGAGTATCGTGGGCATACGTGGCGGCAGTGTCGTACGTGCGCACGCGAGCACGTTCGGGCGTACAGGCAGCGCCGGCGAGTAGGCGCTAGGCGATGATCCAGCGGCGCACGAACGCGCCACCCCAGAGCATGGGCTCGTTCGTGCCCCTGCTCGGCGCTGGCTACGCCGCGCCCGCGACCCGGTACTGCGCCTGTGGCACGCGCATGTCGCGCTACGCCGGCGCCAGCGAGACGCGCTGCGCCCCGTGTGAGGCCAGGCTCAACCCATGGCAGCCACCGCTGCCGCTCGAGCGCCGCCGCGACGCGTGGCGCGAATACACCACCACCACATGCAAATGCGGCGCCCCCAAATCCGCAGGCGCGAAACGCTGCCTCCGCTGCCACATCGCCGCCATCGGCCTCGGCCACCCAGAGTGGTACGGCAAGACCTGCGCGTGCGGCGGACCCAAGAGCGAAGAGTCACGCATGTGCCACAAATGCCGCTACCCCAAGACGGGCGCAGCATGACCTGGGTTCGCCTCGAGGACAACATGATCGACCACCCAAAAATCATCGGCCTTTCGGACCGCGCATTCCGCCTGTGGATAACTTCCCTTTCGTACGCTTCACGGCATGAAACTGACGGCAAACTCGATCGAAAGATCGCTGAAAGATTGCTAGCGCGCGGACTAGGAGCCCGCAAGGAACTCCTCGAAGCGGGCCTATGGGACGAGAATGGCACCGGCTACTACATCCACGACTACCTCGAATATCAGCCTAGTAAAGCCGAAAGTTGCGATCTCAGAGCGAAGCGCGCCGCTGCTGGCAGGCTCGGCGGACTCCGAAGCAAACGCCAAGCAAATGCTCAAGTACATGCTCAAGCAAAAAATAACCCCGACCCATCAAACCAAGATGTTTCAATAGATCAAGAAGATTCGACAGAGGACGACCACGCGCTGCGCGCACTGCTCGTAGCGATGGACGAGACGGAGCGCAGCCAAGCGCATCTCGAGCTGCTCGCGTTCCGCGCTCGCGGCTCGAGCGAGTATGACTTCCGACAGGTCGCTGGTGCTGTGTCTCGCCGGCGTGACCTCAAGAGCAAACGCGCGTATGTCGCGAAGGCGCTCGAGAACCGGCTACGCGAACGGAGCACCGCATGACTCGTCCCACGGGGACTCACGCCCGATCGGTGCTGTTACACTTGAACACATGGCGCCGGTGGCCTCATCCTCGACCTCTCAGCGGACGTAGTTGGCATGAGTCGCGAGATACGCGAAGGTCCGAATGGGCCGGAGGCTTACTGCAAGCACCATGATGACTGGCACCCTGTCAAGGATTTTCCTCCACAGCGCGCGCGGAGTAGCGGGTTACTACTCCCTAAAACGGTGTGCTACATGGGTCAGGAGGAAGTCAACCGTGTTCGGTACGACGCTGATCCCGCTCTCTACGCCATACGCGGCCGCGCCACCAGTGTCGCTCGCACGCTCACCAAGATCACAGGCCGAACGGTTGCAGCCGAATGGGTAATGGTCGAACTGAACTACCGCTGGCTGGTCGCGGTCTTGAGAGCTCAACTTGGTCCCGATGGGGTCGGCTGCGTCAGTTGCGGCCAACCATTTCTGATTGTGGATGGTCGCCCGAAAATCCATCTAGATCACGTCCAACCGCCGCGGCCAGCCATCAATGGAGTACCAGACTACCCGCGATATCACGCCAGGAACCTGCAGGTGCTGCATGCTGGCGAGAATCTTTCCAAACGAGACCGAGACTACGACGAATCGCTCGACCTCGAGCAACGCGAATGGCAAACGGCGCGCGGCTGGGCCAACCATGCTGGCACGAAGGGATGGCCTCCGTACACGGTCGCTTTCGGAAGACGAGATTCCCAGGCATCTCCGGTCGAAGTCTTCACCGAACAACTGACGTTCGACGTCTGGAATCCTTAGGAATCGCTATCCTGAGCCGGCGGTGGCTGGGAAGAACGCTTCACCGGCGCACCCAGCCACCGCAGCCTAAGCACATCCCTCGTAAGGTGCCCACAAGGATAGCGCCATGAAGCGCTGCGGCATGTGCGGCAGGTTGATGCTGCCAGACCCACCACCCCACTGGCGCTGGATCCTATTGCGCGGCCGCATCAACTGCGGCGGCGATTGCTTGCGCTGTATGCGCAACGTAGAAGAATGGCTTGAGACGACCAAGGAGCGCCCATGATCCGATACCCCAGCGACATCCACGTCCACATCGGCGGCGAGGAAATCGCCCCTGGCTTCATTGTCAAAGGCCGTCCGCATCTTGTTGGTGAGCGCGGTTTCGAGGCCATCCTGACCGCGAAGCAAGCGCGCGCTTTGGCTCGCGCAACCAGCGTAACCGGAGAGCCGCCCTACACGTTCGACACGCGCACGCCGCTCGAGCGGACCTGCGACGACCTCGCGGCTGCCGGCGCCGAGCTCGCTGACGTGTTCCGCGCATGGCACACAGCCTGGACCGAGCCCACATGAGCGCCGCAGCCCAACCATCCGGCAAGATCAGCCGCGACCAGCACATCATCGTCGAGTTGAATAGCGAAGGCGTCCGCATCAAAACCTACGGCTGGGCGCACGAACAGGACTTTGTCACCAGTCGAGACGAGGCTTGGGACTGGCTCTGCAACGTGTGCAACAACGGCAACGCGCCCCCTGTGCGGGTGCTGGTTTGGGACGTCGACCAGTGAGCCGCAACCATCGCGTCAGCCAGAGCGACGGCGAGCACCGCATCCGCGCCCAACGCACCCCACCCGCGTCGGTGCCCGAACTCATGGACGCGCCGGCCAACCCGAAGCCGTACTACGAGCGCCCAGGCCGCTACCTACCCGGACAACTCGGCCGCTTCCCGACGGTGGGCTTGGACGAAGGAGCAATCAAAAACAGCCGTCCCGACACAAGCCCGATCAACAAGCGATAGGAGTAAAATCAGACCATGAGTCGCAACCATCGCGTTATGAAGGTCGATCAGGTACCACGACTCCGCACCAAGAAGCTGCCACCACCAGCAGAAAAGTCACTCAAGGAACTGCGCGATGCGATGGGCTTGAGCGCGCCGAAAGCCGCTCGCGAAGTGCGAGACCGACCCTCGTTCCCAGTCAACCCAAAGCGCACGGTTCTCGCACGGCGAGCGCAACGATACGTCGATCGCCACGGATACGTCCGCCTCTTCTGCCCCGACAATGGCTTCGAGAAGCCCGACGCTCAGGGATACGTCAACGAGCACCGCCTCGTCATGGCCCAGCACCTCGGCCGCAAACTCAAAGCCCGCGAAGTCGTCCACCACATCAACCAGATCCGCGACGACAACCGCATTGAGAACCTGCACCTGTTCGCATCCAGTGCCGAACACCTCGCGCACCACCGCGAACTGCGCCGCATGTCCATCGGCTGACCCTGTTATGCTGCTATTGGCAGAAGTCTGCGACGATCCGGGAGCGCCAAAGCGCCCGCGTCACCCGCACATCGTCCGCAGACGCCGACCCGGCACCGCCACACGTGTCCCCAGAGCCAGCCCAAGCGGCTGCCACTCGCATGCTCATCACCATCCTCATCATCCTCGCCATCATCGCGCTAGTCCTGTTCATCGTCGGCCGCGCATGACGCTAGCCATCATCACCATCGGCATAGTCGTGGTCGTCTTGGCATTGTGGTTCGGACCATCGCATCTATGACCCAGGAAGAACGCTTCAACCAAATCGAACAAGCGATCATGTCGCTCGATCGCGACATCGCACGGGTGAGGTCGATGCTCGTGCAGGCCTACGCACCATTGCCACAACCGTGGCCGCACCGACTCTGGGATGACGTGCGCGCATGGTTGCGCCCCGACTCGTGAACCATGCGTGCCCAGCATGCGGTACCACCACCACTAGCCCCGGTCGCTGCCGCTCGTGCCGACGCCCCGAGAACCAACGCAAGAACCAACGCCCCACCGCCACCGTCTACCAGACCAAGCGATGGCGCGACCTCCGAGCATTCGTCCTACTCCGCGATGGCTACCGCTGCCAGCAGTGTGGTGCCTACCCCGCCAACCACGCCGGCCACGTCGTGCCCTTCACCAACAGCGCAGACCCACGAGCATGGGACACCACCAACGTGCAGTGCCAGTGCGCCACATGCAACGGACGCGAAGCCGATACCCGTCGTCATCCACAGGCGTACGCCGTATGACTATGCACCCAATCATTCATCGACCTCATGGGGGGGTGGGTGCCCGACGGAACACGCCGAGCGAAAAACCCGTGTGCCAACTCGTTTGGTACGGATTTGCTCAAACGG